TCGAAAGCGAGGAACAGTGAGCCGAACCCACCCAGTATTTACCAAGCCAAGCTCCATAAAGATGCAAGGCATCTGGGTGAAGCACAAGAGAACCCAAGCTGTCGGCTGGATTGCCTACGTTGAGAAACCTGTGGATCCTGATGAGCGCCCACGACTCTGGGTAGTCTATCCGCCAAGCCCCTACAATAAGGAGGTAGCGAACTTCAAAACCTACTCAGCAGGGTCAGCCTATGCTGACGAAGTAACCCGACTACGAAGGAAGAGAAAGGAGGTGAAATGGCCAATCGCATACGAGCCATCGCAATCGGATTGATTCTTGTCCTATGGGCAGTGTTCCCTGTTCAGGCAGCGGATGATCTGGGCAATGGAGCATGCCAGCAGACGACCGGCGAAGTCGGTCTCTGGAATGGGACAACGGCGGACGATGAGGGGTGCATAACCCCCACAGAATATGCCGTGATGTATCAGTCAGATGACGGAGAGGATCCCTTGGATCAGATCGTATCTGTAGACCCGGAGCAGTACCCGGGCCCGACAGTTCGAGAAGTCTTTGAGGATCCATTTGTAAGAGCCCAGCTTTCAGGGCTGACCATCGAATAAGGCGAAAAGGTATCTGAGGTTTGAGGAACAGATACCAGCGTCTATAATATGATTGCAAGCAGCACCCAGCCACAGAAAGGAGACCCAGTGGCACGCAAAGCTGCAACCGACGACCTTGACGCCCTCGATCTAGAAGATGAGGACTTTGAGGTAGAAGAAGACGAAGAGGCCAAGGCATCTGCCAAAGGCAAGAAGTCTTCCAAGAAAAGCGAGAAGCCGAAGGGCATCGGCGCTCGTGAGATGGCTGAGCACCTTGGTGCAGAGCCAAAGACCTTCCGTGCCTGGTTGCGTAGGAAGCAAGACGCCGGTGATGTCGAGATGGACCGAGAGGCCAAGACTCGATATGACTTCGGTGCCTCGCTGAACAGCCCCACGGCAAAGACTGTCATCAAGCTCTGGAATGAGGATTCCCATGAGAAGGGTGCGGGTCTGAAGAAGGCACAAGCTGCCAACAAGAAGAAGGCAGCGGCGAAAAAGAAGCCAGCCACCAAGAAGAAGTCTTCCTAGACCGCCCTAACGGGCTGGCATGGGAGGTAGCTCCGGGAGAGCAGCCCACATACCGCACCCAACGGTAAACTCCCTCTCCCGGGGCTTTCTTCTTGTGATACAATTCATAATATACCGATGTCAGGAGACTCATGACTACGACCAAAGAGCCTGACCTCTCTGACTTTATGACCACAAAGGAAGTGGCAGAGCTTTATGGGGTCACTCAAGTAGAGGTTCAGAAGGCCGTTAAAAAGGGACTGCTTCAGGCCCAAAAGATCGGCTATTTCTACGTTCTTTTTGGGCCTAAATTGCCCATCAAATTCCCATCGTAGTAGTCCAAATTGGAGCCTATAGATTTCCTCAAGCTCGTCTGGAACGGGCAAGAGGGCTTTGTCTTTCTTCCACGAAAGGCTAAGCGTTGGTCAGAAGGCTCGGCCTTCGAGTGGCCGCAGGATGCTGACAAGATAGAGGCCCACATTGAACGACATTCATCAAAAGCCGACCTGTACTACACGCCAAATACTTTCAGTCAACCTGATAGACGGCGTGAGTATGTCAAGAACCCTCATTGGCTCTACGCCGATCTTGATACAGTATCGCCATCGAAACTGGCGGTCAGGCCCCAGCTTGCGGTACAGTCATCGCCTGGAAGGTTTCAATCTTTATGGCGCCTCGCTAGAGCTATCGACCCGGGTAAACATGAGACCTACAACCAAAGGCTGACATATGCCACAGGAGCAGACAGGGGTGGATGGGATCTTACACAGGTACTTCGTATACCCGGGACAATCAACCACAAGTATCCGGGTCGAGTTAAGGTTCGACTTGCCTGGAGCGAGCCAGATAAAACATCGCTTACCAAGGTCAAGAAGTTCCTTGACGGTGTTGAGGCTAATCTTGAGAGCTTGGGTCCCATTGTACCGCCTGATCTTCGCTTACCAGCAGAGTCAAGTAAGGATTTACGCAAGCGGTTCAGCGGAGCTTTTGATGCCCGAACCAAAGAGCTCCTCGATCAGACAGAAGAACCACCAGTAGGTGAAAGATCAGACAGGCTGTGGGAGTTAGAGTGCCGCCTGCTAGAGATTGGCCTCGAGCCCGAGGAGGTTTTCGTTGTCGTTAAGAATTCGGTCTGGAACAAATACATACAACGCCCAGATGGTGACTTGGCACTATGGCGGGAGGTGCAGAAGGCTCATCTTCATGTTGGCATTGTCATCCAAGAGAGCGTGGCACCAGTTAGTAATGGGCCTACACGTGCCCGACCAAGAGTGCTTAGTTACGCCGACATTCTGGGATCCGCAATTCGAGAACCAGATTGGGCAATTGAGGAGTGGTGGACGTTGGGCTCGCACGGTATTCTGGCTGGACTTCCAAAATCATTCAAGAGCCTGGTCGCTACAGATATGGCCGTTTCTCTTGCAAGTGAAACGCCATTCCTGGGTCAGTTCAGCGTTAACCCAAGAGCGGTGGGTCCGGTTCTCATGGTCCAGCAGGAGAATAGCCTCGCACTGGTCCGTGATCGCCTCCTTAAAATCAGCCATAGCCGGGGGTTGCAGACAGGTACTGCATCCTTACACGATGCCTCGATAGATTTCAAGCCGCCGCCATCAATACCGATCCTGTTTTACAACGACTTCGGTTTTGATATGACCAATGGAGATGACCGAGAATCCATAGAAGAAGTTATCCGTAATAATGGTGTGAAGACGGTGTTCTTTGATCCATTATATTTGATGATTGGTGGTGCAGATGAGAACGTGGCTAAGGAAATGCGTCCGATACTCACATGGCTCCTACGGATTAGGAACCTATACAACTGTGCGGTGGTGGTCATTCACCACTGGGGTAAGAGTCAACCGGGCAGGGGTGGTCGTGGAGTTGGAGGCACCCGACTCCTCGGGTCTACGACGATTTACGGCTGGCTCGAAGCAGCCTTATACCTGGAGGCAAGACACTCTACCTTGGACGGCGGGGGAGTACAGGTGGTGGTTGAGCGTGAGTTTCGGGAGAGACCCTCAGCGCCGCCTATGGCTTTCGATTTGTCGATGGCCGACGTGGGCAAACTCGGATATGAGTGGTCAGGCGTGGGCGCAGTTGGTACAACCAACCGACTCATTGAGGCAATTCAGAAGGCGGGGCCGAAGGGAGCAACTCTAGCCTTCGTTAGAGGTCAACTCGAATGGGGGCAGAAGAAAGCCAGAAAGGAGATAGATGCCCTGATAGAAGAAGGAATTGTGTATGAGGAGCAGACGGGGAAGAGCAAGCGTGTCTTCCTGAGACCAGGATTTGGAGACTAACGTGCCAAGAAGCCCAGCACTGGCTATCAACCGAGAGACAGGGGAGCCCTCAGTCGTGCCGTCTACTTACGAAAAGTATGAGGCATGGAAAGTTGTGATCCTTGACATCGAAACCAACCAGAGAAGGTCCAAGAAGTTTTTTTCCTATAAGAAGGCTAAGAAAGCAGCCATCAAATATTCGGAGAAGCTCGGACCAGCGTATCTAGTAGGTGTGGTCTCGAGGCAGATGGGCTATGGTCCCCCACAGTCAAAGGTACCTGACCTGATGCTTGTGGAGAAGAACGACCTCGGGTATTTATGGTGCCCGTACTGCCGTAACTTTCGCACATTCCTCTACAACGCCTGGAGAGAGCGCAGGCTCTGTGAGTTCTGCGGCTGCGTGGAGTCAGACTTCCATGTGGTAGTGAACAATCCCATGTTTTGGGACCCCGAGAGAGTAAAAAGGATTAGAGAAAATGGCTAGTCAGTTTGAGGTATTGAGACAGCACCTGGAAAGAATGGAGGGCAAGCTGAACCAGATACTTGACCATCTGGGAGCAGACCTTGACTTGAGTGAGGAGGCTGACCCCGGACCAGGAAAGAATCCTGTACCTCGCAAAAACCCAGCGGCAACTAGAACCCATGTTGAGGTTCATACCGTAAGCGGAGATGTAGAGATGGTGCCATGGACCGAGATAGATGATCGGATTATCGAAGCCGTTAGGCTTAGCTCCGAACGTCAGACTCAGTGGGAGCTTTACCGTGATCCCAATGGCATGATTCGAGTCTCTGTGGACGCCGCCATAGCTCAGGAATTGCGTACGATCGATCGATCAGATCAAGCTCCTGTGCCTAACGTTCAGGGCTTCGATGCTCTGGGTGTGGATGAGTAAGTTCAAGCCCAAGGTCAAGTCTTATGACCATCAGAGGAAGTTTGTAAAGTGGGTATGGAACAAAACAAAGTACCCTGGCGTTGGGGATTCGGGTGGTGGCGCCTTCTTCGACCCAGGTACTGGGAAAACCAAGACTGCCTACGACTTTATATCTGCTTCCTACGTCCACAGGAAGATGAGGCGGGTCCTAGTGATCTGCCCGATCAATGCGATCCAAGTCTGGGACGCTCAGGCGGATGAGCATATCCGAGATGAGATTCCATTTCGAGTGATGATCCCCGAGGGAACCATTGCAGAGAAGACCGAAACCGTGAGCAACTGGAAAAGCATTGCGGATGATGATGACCTGATGATTGTGGTCTTGAACTATGCAGCCGTGATAAAGCGAGACAAGAAGTGGGCCATCATGAAAACCCTCGAGGCCTATAACCCAGACCTTGTCGTGGTCGATGAAAGCCACCATATTAAGAACGCCACCGCCAAACAGAGCAAGGCTGTTCACAGGGTGTGTGAGAAAGCCGAGCATGTGATGATCCTGACAGGTACACCGATAGGCAAGAATTATCTGGATCTTTACAGCCAGCTGAAAGCCATAGATCCTGACATCTGGAAAGCAGACTGGACTAAGACAGGTACTATGTCATGGACCAATTTCAGGAACGAGTACGGCATCTTCGGGGGCAGAACTGGTTACGAACTGAAGGGCTATCGCAACCTCGATGATCTGCGAGACCGCTACATGCCTCATATTCGTACCGCTCGCAAAGAGGACATACACGATATGCCGAAGGTCACAGACACCATTGTTCCTGTGGAGATAGGTGCCTCCGCTCGCCGGGTCTATGATGTCCTCGCTGAAGAAGGTTTAGTAGTCCACAAAAGACACCTTATAGATGCGCCGATACCGCTCACCAAGCTGTTGAGGCTACAGCAGATCACAGGAGGATGGGTACATGACGAACACGGTGAGGTCGTGGAAGTTCAGAGGGACAAGTTATCCATACTGGCCGATTTACTTTCAGACCTCCACTCCGCTGGCCAGTCGGTTGTCGTGTTTGCTCGGTTCCTCGCCGAGCTTGAAGCGATTTCCGCAGTTAGTCCTTATAAGTGGGTTCAGTCGATACAAGGAGGTGTATCTCAGCAGCAGAGAAAGTCCCGGGTTGTTGCCTTTTCAGGAAGCAATGATCCGAAGATGTTGGCCATCCAAATATCCGCAGCAGAGGCCTTAGATGGATTACAAACCAATTGCTCCTACGGGGTTTTTTATTCGACGGATTACAGTCTCATCCACTGGAACCAAGCGAGAGGACGTATCGATAGAGTTGGACAGAGAAGGCCGGTTACTTTCTATCACCTGCAGGTCAAAGAAAGCGTTGATAGCCTCATATTTCAGGCCCTTAGGGACAAAAAAAACATCGAAAGGATCGTGATGAATGATCCGGCCGTACTTCTCAGGGGTTTGTAGGAGCTTTCCGATCTGTTATAATATGCCCGTCACTAATTTCTATTGGGAGCATTATGCCAATCATTGTTCTTGAGGGACCCGACGAATCCGGGAAGACAACCCTCGCCACAAAGCTTCGAGACACCTTGGAGCCTGTGATTGATACCGAATACCAGCGCAGTCCTGTTCGTGAGCATGGCTGGTCTGAGCAGTACAACAACTACCTCATCAACCAGTCCAGAGCAATAGGTCATCTGCTTGTTCAGGACAGGATCCCAGAGATAAGCGAGTCGGTCTATGGCTTCATGCGAGGTGAGCCTCGTACTCATGGCTGGGTTTATGAAGCAGGCGACTGGTTTCATCAGCCGATATTCATGGTCTTTTGTGAGGGGCCAGGTATCCTTCAAACCACACACAAGGATGCAGAAGGTCTTGCAATAGCCCACGCTGAGGTGGCCTTGTTATATGACTACACCTATTGGCTACTTGAACAGACCTCCATCATGGCACGGATGACTGAGTTCAAGGTGGTCAAGTACAACCGCTTCAGTGATGACCAGTCGGAGTTCTTCTGGAGTCTTCTCCAGTGGCTGACGTTCTGCTTCCCGCACCGTAGGGTTGAGTTCGTCAAAGCAGTAGCGCCTCTCATAGAAAGGAACCCAAATGAGCTTTGAAGGCGAGGCATGGTTGCCGGGCGATATGCTCAACACCTTCCAGAATGTATGCCATAAGCCTTGGCTGGAGCACAACTTCCCACAGCAGCAGCCGCATGATGCCCTGCTTGGGCTAGTTGAGGAAGTAGGCGAGCTAGCTCATGCCCATTTGAAGATGGAGCAGGGGATTAGAGGCATGGATGATGAAATCAGGTTTAGAACCGATGCTTATGATGCCATCGGAGATATCCTGATCTACCTTGCCAGCTACTGCAACACCAACGGCTTCGAGATGGACACAGCCCTTTACCGAGCATGGGAGGAGGTACGCAAACGTGACTGGCAAGAGCGACCAACTACGGGATGATCGAGGAATATACCCGAAGTATGTGGTTTTCAAGCACCCAGCCTTTATAGCCGCTAGTTACACCGCAGTAGCCAGGGAGTTTTCAGAGGAGTTCAGCCCGGCCGTAGAACTTGTAGAAGTCGAGGACTTTGTGTTTGTCCTGAAGCCCCTGAAAGATCGAGCCGCCCGGTTAGCTATGGCTGTCTACGCAGAGGCAGTCCGTCACGAGAAGCCACGACTTGCTGCGGAGTTGAACGAGATTCTGGACGACTTCGATGGATCCTAATACCGAGAAACTCTACACCCAGGAAGATGTGGAGAAGATGACAAATGAGGAGAAGTCAAAGCTCCTCTGGATTTCTCGCCGGGAGTATGAAGTCCTGAAGCATATTGAGGAGGGCAAGAGAAGAAAGGCTCTTGACAAGATGAGGCGTAAGGCAGAGAAGTCCAAAAGGCAGAAGCGTAAGGCCCAAAGACAAGCGAGGAAAAAGAACCGATGAGGAAACCAAAACACATAAAGTCACCCCCACATCGGTGGGGTGATGGGAAGGTTCATCTACTAATCAAGGCCTCCGGCGGCTTCTATAAAGCCTGTGAAGGGATTACTAAAACTACTCCTTACCATCGAGGAGAAGAAACAACAGATCCCATCACCTGTAAAAGGTGCTTGAAAGGATGAGCTTCAAGGTACTTAGAGCCCCAGACCTCACACAGCTATGGCATGATGTAGTCAGATGGCATCTATACAAGGAAGAAGTAGACCTTGATCTGAGCATCGGTACCAATCTGTACAACGTCATCCTAGAAGCGGACTCGGCTGAGTACGACTTCAACCTGCAAGAGGTGTGGTTGAATAGTGCCCGATGGACCAGGCTCATCCGTGAGTACATCGATCCCTTGGACGCATCAGATTTTGTCCGCAATGCGAGGATCATCTTCGAGACAAAGGGAAAAAATGGAGTCATTACGAATATGCCTTTCCGGCCGGTTGAGCGTCGAGCGGATCTACGAAGGCACAAGTGGGGGAACTGCCTTTTGGCAGCGACATTTCGAGGCACACCACAGAGTGACGTCCGGCCCACACTTACCCTCCATTCCAGAGTTTCGTATAATGGGTATATGCTCGGACTCGACATGGGAATTGCTAATGTCCTTGCTAGAGAAATCACCGAAGGAGTACCGTCTGAGGTTAGAGTTCAATGGCATCTTGATGTCACTCAACTCCACTCATTCAAATCCTTGCCCTATCTCTACACCCAGCCGGACTTGATGGAGGTGCTTGAGTCACGCCCTTCTGAGATGGCAATGGTTGCTATGAAGTACCCTACTTGGGCTCGCATTCTGAAATGGTGGGAGAAGGTTCTTGAGTTCGACGGCACGAAGTCTGTGGAGGCAGAGTTGTATGGGCCCTTCCGACGCATCCGCAAACGTTATGCCGAGTACAAAGACGGCAAGCTAGTGCCGAGTGTTCACATCTCGGAACTGGACTTCAGCAAACTTGGAGAAAGCTATGACCCTAATTAAGACCAACAATGTCAAGTATGCCTTGCACAACCTGAGGACAGAGTTCCTTCAGATGGGCAAGACAGTGGATCGAGGTGAATGGCAGAGTCTCAAAGACAGACCACAGAGCCAGGTCTTTGAGGTCCATGATGCGTCTTTCCGAGTCGTTGTTCCAGAAAGCGTGATCGGTTGGCAGAACGAGTGCAAGCCAAATCTTCCATGGGCTGAGGATCATTTTCAAGAGCGGGTCAGTGGTAAGCCATTGAACCCGGGCGAGCAGTACAAGAATTGGCCTTGGTACGAGCAAGGGGTCGAGGATCACAAACCCGGGGGCAAGTTCAGTCACACCTACATGGAAAGATTCTGGCCGTCTGGGTCTTTTGGAAATCTTGACCATGTAGTTGAACTCCTAATTGATCGACCATTTACCCGACAGGCATACCTCACTGTATGGTGGCCCCACGATGCTCGTATAGCCCTTGAAGGTGAACGTGTGCCTTGTACGTTGGGCTATCACTTCCTTGCTTATCCGGGGCCGGACGATCGTCCCTTGCTACGGGCCACATACTTCATGCGGTCATGTGACTGGTTCCGTTACCTGCGTGATGATCTTTACATGGCTGGCAGATTGCTTCAATGGGTGGCAAAGCAAACGAACATGGATCCTACCATGTTGACGATGCACATTGCCAATCTCCACATCTTCAACCAAGAAGTTCCTCGACTTCGCCAAGAACATGCGGATGCAGAGAAAGAGAGGTTGTCCCATGCTTTCTGACCATCATTTCTTAGCAGTGGCTCATATCGTCGCCGACGCCGGGACTTGTTCGAGGCTCAAAGTAGGGGCAGTCCTGGTATATGCCCGGCGCATTATTTCCACAGGATACAACGGGGCACCTGCGGGAATGCAGCATTGTGACCATATCCATGCGGATAAACAAATGTGGGATCAAGGAGGAAAGGGATGCGATACCGCAGTCCATGCCGAGGTCAATGCCATTGCGTTCGCTGCGAAGCACGGAGTAGCGACCACTGGGTCCACTTTGTATACCACAGATTCGCCGTGCGTATCGTGCGCCCAACTAATCATCAATGCTGGCATAAAGGAGGTGAAGTATGGCAGAGAGTATCGAATCCCCGCAGGCATCATTCTCCTTGAAAGAGCTAGCATCAGAACTGAAAGGCTTGGCGAACCCCAACTGCAACTTGTGTCCGTTACATCAGGAGACGGAGAGGGTGTGCATCCCAGTCAACATGCCGACGAGGCGTTTGACCAAGGATGGTCAGAGTATGCGGCTTCTCGTCGTGGGGGAAGCGCCCGGATATAATGAGGAACAAACGGGTCGTCTATTCTCAGGCAATGCCGGGCAACTACTTGATCAGGCTCTAGGGGAAGTAGGGCTTAAACGTGATTGGTTCTTCGTAACCAATGCGGTCAAGTGTCGCCCGGCAGAGAACCGAACTCCATCAGCGAAGGAGGTTCGGACTTGCTCATCGACCTACCTCAGCCAGGAAATCGCTGCCATTGAACCACAGTACGGGTTGGTATTGGGCAACAGTGGGTGCCAAGCGGTCTTCGGCAAGAAAGGTATAACGAGACTCAATGGACAGGTGATCGAGAAGTACGGTGTGAAGTGGGTCGCCGCATTCCACCCGGCTGCTGTCTTGAGGAACCCTCGCTATCGCAAGTCCTTCATGGGGGCCCTGTTAGTATTGGCCCGCTTGATCCGTGATGAAGAAGGTGCACCTAATACCGATACGGTTCTAGTCAATGACAAGGAGACCCTCAGACAACTCCTTACTGAGTTGGAAAATGGTGAGGTAGCTTCGGTTGACGTAGAAACCTGGTCTTCTCATCCAAAGGTGGGGAGATTCAAGGGCGGTGGTCTAGCGTGGTGGGCTGATGACTTCTGTGTGACCACTATCAACTTCTCCTTTAAGCCGGGCTATGCCTATGTTCTACCCCTAGCCCATGATAAGGCAAGATGGAAAGACTGGACTAAAGTCCGTGACATCATCAAGCCATACATGGAAGCTCTGCCTTACTGGGTGATGCACAATGGCAAATATGACTCCAAATGCCTAGAGATGATTGGCATTCACATGCGCCACAGTTTTGATACGATGGGAGCCGAGTATGCGCTGGATGAGAACAACGTCAAAGACCTGGGTTTCCTTAGCCAAGTATATCTTGCGGCCCCCGAGTACAAGGAGTTGGTCGACAAGACCAATCTCAAGTCAGAGGATCTCGACCTCATGGCAGAGTACGGAGGAAAAGACGCCGACTACACCTATCGGCTGCGACCGCTACAGATTCGACGGCTGAAGACAGAGGGTCTATCACGACGGCTTTACGAGAAGCTACTGCACCCCTCAGATTTAGTCCTGACAAACGTGGAGCTCCGAGGCATGCCAGTGGATCATTCCAAGCTTGTGGAACGAGCAAGAGAGTGTGACCAGAACATAGCCGAAGCGAAGGAGAAGATTTATGCCACCACAGGTTGGGAATTTAACATTAATTCCCCAGCCCAACTCGGTGATATCCTTTTCAACCGACTGGACTTCCCAGTTCTGGAAACAACAAAAACCGGTGCTCCTTCAACCAGAGAAGGCGTACTTATCGCTCTCAAAACCCTTGATGATGAGGGACTCATTGAGCGGATCCTTGACTATCGAAAGTGGAAAGGTTACCGTTCACGATACCTCAACCCGTGGCCGGAACTGGCTGATAGTGAATGGCGGCTGCATCCTCACTTCAAACCGTTTCATACTGTCACTGGGAGGCTATCCTGCGAGCATCCTAATATGCAACAAGTCCCTAGAGATACATTTATCCGTGGGATTATTGGGGGTAATCCTGGTTGGGTGATTCTCGAAGCGGACTACAGCCAAGCCGAGATGCGCCTGGCGGGTCACTACTCACAGGATTCAACCATGCTGAGGGTCTTCAATACAGGTCGTGACGTTCACATGGAGACGGCAATGTCTATCACAGGTCTGGCTCAACATGAGGTGACATCTGAGCAGAGAAAGATGGCGAAGGCTGTTAACTTCGGCTTCTTGTATGGCATGGGCTGGCACAAGTTCATGGACTATGCAAAGGAGAACTATGAGTTGGACGTTTCTGAAGCTGAAGCGAAGGTGGCTCGCAAGGAGTTCTTCCGACAGTTCCGTAGTTTACCTGGGTGGCATGATCGTCAACGTAAGAAGGCCCGCAAGAACGGTTATGTACTATCCGCTATCGGTAGAAAGCGTCACCTACATGATATTCGGTCCACAAATGAGGGCATACGTCAAGAGGCTGAACGCCAGGCCATCAACTCACCAGTTCAAAGCCTTGCATCGGATATGATGCTCCTCGCCATGATACAACTGGAAGAGCAGCTTGACCCAAACGAGTGCCGCATCATCTCCACAGTACATGACTCCATTCTGTTCGAGGTGAGAGAGGATCTGGTCTACAAGTACATTCCGATAGTTAAGGCTGGTCTCGAGGAGGTGCCGCTAGAAAAGGAATTTGAATGTATACTCACCGTGCCTATTGTGGCTGACATCAAATATGGTTCCCACTGGTCAGAGGGAGCAGTTGAGGTTTGAGTCAAGAACCAGGCATATTACAATCTGATTAGCTAGAGCAAGCTGCGGTAGAGGCTACGGGGTTTTCTCGCTTTCTCCCCGTAGTCTCACCGTTTGATAGGAGCAACGTGCCACTGAATATATCCCACTCGGAACTGAAAACGTTCCGCCGATGTAAGCGCCAGTATTTTTATAAGGTAGTTGAGGGGCTAGAGCCCCGCCTTACAGACCCCAAACTCAAGTTCGGTATTTGGTTCCATGAATTGATGCGAGCCTATTACGAAGGCAAAGACTGGAAGAAGGCACATGAACAGGAACTCAAGAAATTCAACAACCTTTTCCTAGAGGAGAGAGAGTTCTACGGCGATCTACCTGACCTGGCCGAGCGCATGATGTTCTCCTACCTGTGGACATATCGCAACGAAGACCCCGAGTGGGAGGTTCTCTATGTGGAGGAGAACTTCAAGGTCAAATTTACCGAAGGTGATGTATTCGGGTTCAAACCTGACTTGATTGTTGCCGACAAGCGTGGCGATGTATGGGTAGTGGATCACAAGACCACTCGATCTATACCCAGTAGTGAATGGCGACTGGTCGATCTGCAATCCACGCTGTATCCCTGGGCATTGAGAGAGGGGATGGACTTAGATATAAAGGGGTTCATCTTCAACTATATCCGTCGCAAAGCACCGAGCATCCCCAAGATCAACAAGGACGGCTCAATTAGTCGGGCAAGAGTCGATACCGATTATCCAACAATGGCTAAGTTCCTCATCGAATACTTCGAGGTTGAGACGGTGAAAGAACTGCCCACAGAGTGGAAGAAGCGCCTGGCTAATCTCAAATTGGAATCAAAGTTTTTCAAGAGGACTCGTATTACCAAAGATGATGCCCTCATCAATCGCCAGATCGAGGAGTTCTCATACACCGCTCAGGAACTTGAATCGTGGCTTGAGCTATCAGAGGAACAAGACATCGACCCGTGGGTACGCACGATGATCCCGTCCTGTGAATGGGACTGTGAGTTCTATGACCTATGCACCCTTGAATTACTAGGCCAGGACAGCAAGTTCATGCGGCGTAGTAAATACCAGCCGAGTCAATACCAGAAGGAGAGAAGGCGTGGCAGCGAAGACTAAGGGTAAGATCGACAAGCCCATGAAGGCTAGTGCTAAGCAATTGGCTAGACTTAAAGCCATTGAATCCATGATGCAGCCTGTGGGCTCAATCGTGGAGCTTCTTCACAGCCTGATCTGGGGTCGAGTCAAGTCTGGCAAGACTAAGTTCATTGCCTCTGGTCCCAAACCTGTAATTTTCGCCGCAGAAGATGGCACACGAACCATTCGTGACTTTCCTGATGTAACCGTTTTCCCTGTCACTGGCGATGGTAAGTATATTCCGCCAAGATGGAAGCACGCTCGGGATTTCATCTGGTACCTAGACAAAGCCGATCACGACTTTGGCACAGTAGGCGTGGACACAATGACTGCCCTGTCTCGTATTGCCATTCGATTCGTTACCAAAGATGAGGAGTTGAGGGATGATCTGAGAGCCAAGGGCACCATGGATTATCGGGTGTGGAATCGAGTGACCCGCCTGATTACCGAGTTCATGGAAGACTTGGAGGGAGTGTGCAAGGCCAGAGGAATGCACCTGGTGTATACCTGCCAAGAATTATCTTTGGATGAGGAGAAAGCATTGCGTGAGGGTTCATCAATTGTGCCTGATCTAACACCTAAATTGAGAGGAGCCATTCTTGAAAAGCCCGACATCATCGCAAGGACAATTATAGAGGAGGAAGAAAGTGAGGATCTCAGCAAAGCCACCCTGAAGTATGGCATGGTGTTCAAGCACCACGAATGGCCCGTAGGTTTACGGGAACCAGCAAGCAAGAAACCGATGCCCGCCAGAGTTTATGGCGACATCACAATCCCCAAGCTCCTAAGGAGGCTTAGTTAAATGGCCAAAAAGCCAAAGATCACGAAGGAAAGCCTTGAGATTGACCTCACTGGCGTAGAGGCGTCAGAACGTAGGCGTAAGCAGCGCATTCCCGAGGGTGTGTACCTTGCCAAGGTTCTTGAGGTTGGACCCCACAAGTTCAACACTGGCAGCAAAGGCGTTCAGTGGGTCTTCTCCATTACTACGAACGGCAAGGGCAAGGGTGCCAGATTCTGGTACAACAATGCCTTGATTGATACAGATGGCAATGTCATGGAGAATTCTCTGTGGTCTCTGCGTGGCGTTCTCCAGGCTCTTGAGCCCAAGGTGAAGATTCCCGACAAGCTGATGAAGATCCCATACGCCAAGCTGGTCGATCGAACGGTCGCTCTGGAGATAGGCGACGATGAGTATGACGAGAAGATCCGCTCAACCATCATCGATGTGTTCCACCCATCTCTCATCGAGGACGAGACCGAAGAAGAGGATGAGGAAGAGAGCGAGGACGAAGAATGGGATGAAGATGAAGAGGAGGATGAAGACGAAGACGAGGATGAAGAAGAGGAGGAAGATGAAGAAGAGGAAGAATGGGATCTTGATGAGGACGAGCTATAGTTGTGCTGGCTGGCAATAGGCACGTTGCTCACCAAGGAGGGAGGGCGGGAGAGATCCTGCCCTCTCTTTTTTCCATGACTGAAGCACGAATTACCACACAGATAATCAAAGCCCTAAAGAAACGTGGTGGCTGGTGGGTGAAGATTCACGGCTCAGCATTTCAGTCCGCAGGTATACCAGATATTATCGGCTGCTATCGTGGTATATTAGTGGCACTGGAAGTCAAGACTCCCGATACAGCGAAGAACGTCTCCGAGCGTCAACGGCATGTTATGTCTCGTATCAGACAAGCAGGGGGGGTGCCACGAGTTGTGACGAGCGCCAAGGCAGCCTTAGAGGTCATTCGTGACGTAGACACAAGACTCGACAAGTACGAAGGATGGTCATCATGAAGTTCCAAGACAATGATCCATTGAAGTATCTCCATGTACCTCGCCGCAAACGATTGAGTGAAGACAAAGGCTCAGACTCCGATGCTCTGGATGACAAGACCGGGGACGATGGAAACTTTGATAGGGATGAGATTAGAACCCGAGGCGAGGTCGTAAGTAAAGAGGACCTCACATGAACTTTGCTCCCTATCAACCAGCCACAGGCTGCACTAAGTACGGACCAGCAGGCGCCCAATCTCTGTTGACCTTTACCGAAGATGTCTTCGATGAACTCCACCATTCCCTAGGCATCTGTAACTGCCGGCCAGTTAACGGTGGTTCATCATGGTCTCATCATGCCGAGTGTCGAGCCCTGGATATGGGCTTTGTCATAATCGTTGGCAGAACATTTGCCTATGATTATGCAGTACTTCTTGGAGAGCATGGAGCTAGGGTCGGTATAGATCACATCATTACCAACCGCAGACCATGGGCATCTGACCGAGGGGATCCCAGAATCTTTTCCGCAATAAACCCCAATGGCAGAATGTACACCGGAGCCCATCCCCACAAAGATCACAACCATGTTGGCTTAACTCGAAGCGCCGGGGTCAATTTGACATACGCCACTTTAGTAGCCGTGTATGGAACACCCGCACAAGTAGCCGCCAGGCTTCTTGGTCAACAACTACCACAGGAGGACGAAATGATAATGCGATGGATCGATGAGCCAAATCTCCGGAAGCTTTACCAAGAGGGAGCAGTAGGCGGAGCCTCAGAAGAGGCTGTGGTTCAATACTGGATCCGAGAACGTCATCTGAGAAGCGATGCCGAAACAATCACGGCCAGTATCAATGTGCTGAAGGCTTTGGGAAGCGGAAACGCGGCTGATACTACGGCTAGGCAGCAAGCTGCTCAGGCACAAGCTAAGGCGGACAATGCACATGCCCGCCTTAACAAGTTGCACCAGGTTTAGCTACTACCTATAGAGGCCAGTTTTACCTCTGTGGGTGTACCTTCCCAGAAGTTGCGATAGAGGACCGATGAGGCAATGTAAATGTCAATGATGGAGAATACCGCTAGAGACACAAAGTCCCCGGCCGAAACAAACTCCCAGCCTGCTTCTACTCCTACATTGACAACACCTGCAAGACCAGCCATGAAGAAGGCAAAGACCCTCTTTAGCTGAGTCGACCAGGCCTGCCTCTTTACGAAGCTGATGACCAGCGGGAGGAAGAAGCCTATAACTCCTCCTAGCCACGCTAGATCAAAGACCGTCTGTGTGTCCATATTCCTTCCTTTCTACTGACCCTCTTCCACGAGGATCTGGCAGTTGTCGATATCCGTTTGTGATCTTTCGGTATCTGGAATGAGAAGAAGGCAAAACATGGTATCAAGAAGGACCCTAGTTTGCTCATCAACCGAAACAATTAAATCCGCATTTCGATCAATCAATTCGGCATTTACTTGGGATTGATGAGTAGCTGTTTGGGCCTGTTGGTTCACCGAATAAACCATTATGCCCAAGAGAATTATTACGGCTACAGACATACCAACAACCATCCAGAAAGTAGCCCTCAAGTAATTCTCCGTTTCCGATCTCATGGCGTTAATCCTGTACTGGCGGAGGTAGAAAGAATCCGTATAATCAGAGTGACCACGGATACTAGGGTCGTAAGTGCCGTGGCGGCTAACAGTCGGGCTAACCATTGATGGTTACCTTCGTGCTTCTCTTGCCAGTCATCATGACCTTGTAGTTCATTATCAACGGTCCCTTGACGAACATCATATTCTCGCCTACGAACCAGGTCTTCTTCAATAGCTCTAATCCTTCTATGGAGCTCTGCATTGGTAATGTCCTCCATTACCTAACCTCTCGCATGACCGCCAATGCGATACCACCAAATCCCCTTCCGCCTGGTGCAGGAGGAGCATATGATTTGAACCGTAGATCCTCCATCCTTACCTCAATTGCATCCCTACCACCAGGAACTGAAGTCTCAGGTGTTTGGAAAAAGAAATCCTGGTCGCTCCTGTAAAGATCCTCTAGGTGTTTCAACAGATCCCAAGCTTTTCCTATCTTCCCTTCCTCACGTTCATTGAGCAAGGTTACAAAGTCATAGACCATGACAGGCACAAGATATCGGAATCTACCTGTGGATTTAGGCTCTGCTCGAAGTCTCCATTCCTTGAGAGTAGGACCTGACGTAGCATCACCCGGATCAGGTTTCAGAACTAAAGCCACACAGAATCTAGTGGCCTCTACATCCACTATCTCCTCAGTATAGCCACCCACAAGGTTATCGGTGGAATAGGCAATGAATCCAGAACCATCTAAATCAAGCTCTAAAGACCACAACCCATCACCTGTAATGAGATTATCAAAAAACCTAACCACTTTGCGCTCAGTAGTACCAAAGCGGATTTCACAATTCTGAAGCCGCCCAGACGGTACTAGGTTAGTAGCATGTTCCTTGATAATTCTAGCCGTAGCACCTTCATCATGAACCCAATACATACGGTTATTGTACTGGACAACTTCCTTCACTTGGGCCTGACCAGCAAACATCAAATCCGAAGCATAGGCTAGATCACCAAGATGAACTCGACCTAAACCAGAACTGGAAGAGTCGTAGTTACTCCAACCAAACCAGGCGAACTCAAGCTGAGGTTCAAACCACAGAACGGGTTGAGGCGTTTCTACAATCAATTGGCTTACCCGAAGGTCTCCCTCATCGGTAACGATTGTGCCAATACGAACTCCCAAGGAAGTGCCAATCAAGACTTGTTGGCCAATATACCCCCGAATGGTATGTATCTTTTCACCTTCCGGGGCTGTCCATACGTTCCTAGGTGCTCCCAGTGTAGCCACAGAAGCAAACGGAATATCTTGTGCAGTAAGTCGTGCAGCGAGAATCTCCGAGCGATCACCAACAGCACCAGAGATATAGATGGCTGGCCCGGATTCTGTGATAGCAGTGAAGCGGAAGCCTGAGGCTCGGTCTGTATAGAAAGGTTCAGGTGCAGTAGTTACGGCTAGGTCATATTCGTAGAGGCTGTTGGTCTTTGCTCCAAGCAGGCGACCCTTTACAAAGGCAATTATTTCCACTTCTGTCTGAACATTGACATCAGACCAAGCCAGAGCTCCAACTAAGGGTGTTTTCTTTACCCCTAAGGTTACACCTGAGAAAGCAGCATAAAGGCTTTCACCATCGGAGGTAATAGAGTTAATCGGAGTACCGCTGTGGGTAGAAAGAGTAGCCTCATTAGCCTCAGCTGAGGCATCCGGGTCTGGATCCCTCTCTACATTGCCATCATGGGTATAAAACAAGGCATTAGGAGCAGCTAATAGGTGAATATCATTGTCCGTATACGAAGTTAGCTGAGCCGTATCCTTTAACAGAGATGCCTCACCTATCTCCCAGGGATTAATACCCTTGGACCGCTCATACCTAAAACGACTGGAGAACGGTGAGTCAAACACCTCTTGACCCGCACCTTCGTGCCAGGAGTGTTGGGCTCTTGCCCACCATGGAAAGAGGGTTTGCTCTCCAGGTTCCTCAGCATCATCGATTCGTGGTTTTGACCTGGGTAGAGCTTGCACTTCATAGGATCTGAACTCAAAAGGACTCTCTTGATCTAAGGTTGAGAGAACAAATCCTATCCCGCCTATCCCCACAGAGTAAATACTCCCTATACCTATAGCGGTAACTGGACTAAAAGCAGGTGAGAGAGTATTTGGAAGAGTTGCTGGAAGCTGAGGACCAGCCATGGGGTTATGCCGGACCTAGATAAGTAACACCTACAAAGGTTCCTCGATTGTTATCGATAGGTAGATTCAACCCGTCAGAGATTACCAGAACACTGAAGGTTACGGATGAGGTAAATCTGGCAGTCATAGAAACACCCAAAGCTAAGCCCCTATTAGATTCTGGATGGAAGTTCATGGACGGCGCTTCGTTGTAAGCTATCTGGCCATCTGAAGCGCTAATAAAGATCCCAACAGGGGCAGCTTGGACCGTATCCTCGAAAACAACCCCTCCCGTAATGATATAGACACCTGACCCTAATGAAACAACCCCTGTTGAGGTATTGAGGGACATTTTGTTATATGGATCATTCTCATAAACAAGGCTATTGAAGATGATGGCTGTGGGATTTTCAATCACTGCCGTTTGGCCGCTAGTAATCCTTTCCCCTCTGAGGATAGATGGGGCAGCAAGAACCCCTCCTTGAGCAGCGGATAGGTGAGTATGTTCTGGTACCTCCGCAGCTAACCCACCACTTGCCTTCTCTTTCAGATACTGGGTATGGTCGTCATCGGTAAGACCCAATATAGCCCCATGATCGTGCTTGTGCAGGCTATCAGCAATGGATCCATCGGTTAGGGTATCAAGCTCGGGTCCAGTTGCATCGGTATCTGAGTGGGAGGCGACTGTATGAGCCTCAGAGTGGTGATCGTCAACCCCAATACCTAGAAGATTGGCATGAGTAACCTTGGCTGTGTCATCTCCACCTGCACCCGTATGAACATGATCCCAAATCAGGGCCAAATCTTCAGCAGTAATCGCCAACTCAACCACAGCGCCGCCAGAGTGAGCAACGCCAGAAGTGCCTCCGAAGCCCCGAGTAAGGGAACTGAAGGTGGTTCCTGATTTATTACCGACAAGAACAAGCTCCTCATCACCAGTATCCCTTTCAAGAACCAGAATAAATGGAGCGGATGGCCAACCTACAGCACTAGCAACCTGAAGACTTGAATCCGTAGGATTTATTGAGGACTGAAGGGTGGTCTGAATTGCAATATTGGAATAGTTTCTCTTAGCCATTAGCTACCGTACCCTGCTAGTGCGAGCCTCTTGGTTTCCTTGAGGAGTGTGGCTCTCGATGTGTTCACCCGATCAGCATAGCGAGCCTGATACCACTCCCCTGTTCGGAGAGCTAAGAATGGCGGAGAGTCCTGGGCTCTCTGATGCTGCTCCGCAGCCTTCATCTTGCTTCGAGACCTCTCCGAATCAACCATAAGTCTGTTCATGGCATAGTAGAACGGTAGGTCTGTCATGTATGGTCTCAATCCGCCTACAGCCTCAAGATCGTCAGCTTCAGCTACTTGAGTAAACCTCTCAGAGTAGACCACCCGGAATTCACCCGGAGGCAAAGCAGTCCTAAGCATGAGAGCCTTGCCAGTAGAAAAGTCCCCGGTGTCCGCATTGTCTACATAGATCCAATCGGCTATGGGCAGCCAGTATAGAGCAGCAGAATCCTGAAGGGCGTCTACTCTAAGGACATCAATAACCTCATCAGGGAGACTGTACCCTATGATGGCAGGATTATATATAATGGTAGTAGCATTAACGGCATAGAGATCCCTACCAAACATATCTTCAAGGCACTCATTAACCAGAGTGAGGACGTCGGACCTCAACATCCTCGGGTTTATGTAGATGGGGGCATTTTGAGCATGGGTAGTTGCAGTAGTACCTAACCATCCTCTTATTACTGTGGCTATCTTATTGGTATCGTCTACCTCAGTTACCAGCATTAGTTCACTGCCTACCTCAGCAATAGTGGAGGGTCCCCAGGCATTGAGAATTCCTTGAAAGTTAAGGGCTGTAACGGAACTATTCATTGCTGTGGCCAGCACATCTGGCTGGTCAAGAATCCTAAAACCCTTCAGGACTCGATCAATTACCGTTGAGGTCAAGGTCGGCATTTACCATCTTTCGGTAAATCGGAACGTTTTCCCGCTCAGCATAGTGCGGGTGGGACGGATCCATCAACGAGGTAACGTAATCCTCTTCCCCTACTATATGGAGTTTGATATGACCTATGACTAGGCTGGTATCTACGAAGGTAGGTATGCCTAATTTACCAGCGGTAAGACAGAAGGCAATATCTTCTCCTATTGGCACATTGTTGTGCATTCCGAATGCGAACCAAGGCATGGGGTGATCTTTGCCCCTGGCCTCTCTTACAGCTAATGCTGCCCTGCGGGTTACAAGCAAACAGCCACCACCCGTACCATTAACCTCAACCAGGCTATTGGGCGGGTAATTCCACAGGACTTCCATCTGTGGAGTGCCTTCCTCACTTTCACCTATGACGTACAGGTGAGGCCGCTTTGGGGAGTTAAAGCCACCAGTGAAATAAAGACCCCCCACAATCTCCTTACGATGGGCCATGAGTCTCTCGACCATATCAACCCGAAGAACCTGATCTGTGTCGACCATCATCATGTAGTCAGCCGAAGTCTCATCGAGCCATACCTTAAAGAGACTGTTGCGACCATCATCTACCTTAGGCCCACAGTGAATACCTATGGTAGACTGAATCCGTCGCTCCTCACGCATCAGCCGATCCTTAGCTGCCATGAAGATGCTGTCCACTTGGTCATCGTGGACGTACCCGAGTACTACTTGGTCATTCAATGGGAGTCTTGTATCCTGAATAGAGATCCATCGCCAAGAAGCTCTTAACCTCTGGCTCTAGTTCTGGCTCGGGTTCTGCATCGGGATCGTAGACCTCTCCTTCTAGGAGCTCCTCGATGCTCATTCCCTCAACGATCCCGGATAGAAAAGCCCAGTTTTCATCCACAATGTCCTTGAGATTGCCCTTGGTCTCATCGTCTTCTATGCCATCGAAGTGGATCTGAAGAAAGGTTCTCAGATCAACTACTGGCATGTTTTTGATGTCGGTTTTGGTTGCCATAGGCACTCCTTTCAGGCATATAACATAGCAGAACGGGGAGCCGAAGCTCCCCGCTCCACCTCTAGCGCCTCAAGATCAGGTCAATGCCGTGAACTTGAAGTGGGCCTTTTCGTTGCGGACTCTCATGGTTATCTCACCTATGAGTTCCCACTGCTGCCTGTCTCCGGTCTTGGCCAGCATCTCAACGAAGAATGGATCGAACCAAACCAAGTCGATGTACTGCTTCTCCAAGCCGAAGGCAAATCTAGTGGGCACCCATCGGTTGAGCACCATGAAGATTCTGCCGAAGTCCGAGTCGTACCAGTCGACCACAGCCCCTCGGATATTCTCATCCCGAGAGAGCCTGATGTCATCCTCACTGAAAGCCGAAATTCGCCGCTTCTGGGTTCCACCCACCGCAAGCAGGTCCACCATGCCACCCCTGTCGAAGGAGTTCTGAAGCTGGTCTAGCAGCAGAGCCTCCGTGATGAGGGTGGACGATGAGTTCACGCCTGTGGTGATGTAGAAGTCCAGACCGCCATGCGAACGCCGGCGATTGGTGAGGTCCTGATTTCGGGTACCAAGGATCAAGTTCCGCTCCAGCTTGATGGCGTTCTCCTTGAGACGCTTCCCAATCTGGTAGCTCGACTCGCTCCTTACACCGTACTTAGCCGCCTTCTCCTCGGTACGAGTGACCTCCACCTCATCCTGATAAATCTGGGTGTAGTTGAACGGCTGCGTCCGCTGGAAGTTGATACCCGAAACCGGGTCGTCACCTTCCTGGGGCAGTGTTCCCAGAATCAGGACGGTAGCCGCATTCGCAATGGTGCCAGCAGCGGGAGTACCCCACGACCGCTCAACGATGAGCGTAGCCGCAGTTGTCCCGTACTGAACCACACGAAGGAACTCGTCCCCCACACGCAGGAGGTCGTTGGTCTTGAAGTATTCCCGGTTGTTCACGGTCATCACCGTGTCACCTGTGGTCATAGTGCCGTTGACGGCATCCGACCCAGGAACCAGTTCATCTTCCAACCATTCGACCTTCACTGAAGTGGTGGTATCTCGGCCAAGCACAGAGCCACGATCTGGTCCGTAAGTGCCCAAGAATGGAACATCAAACGGGGAGATCATGTATATGGCATCCTCGACATCGAGTTTGACACCAACGGTCGACTCGTAGGTTCCCCTACGGCCTACCTGGACAGCCATTAGCTGTCACCTCCTGTACTAACCTTTATGGTTTTGTCGCTCCGTCCGTAGGCCTTGGGATTGAACGATTCCTTCATCCTCAAGGGCTGTCCATTTTTATCCAGATAAGCGATCCCACGCTCATCGGTACGGACACCCCTCTCAAAGGAATTATTGGGTTGCCGAGGTGGAACATTATTCATCCTTCGAGGATTTACGTCGTATGAGACTCGGATGGATTGAAGGGTTTCTAGATCAACCCGCCCACACTGACGGCACGAATTGCCGGCCCGGCGTTTCGCTCCACAGTGAGGGCATTCGATCATTATTCCTCCGGGGGAGACTGTGCATCGAGAATGGCCTGAACGCTATTCGCCATGGCCCAGTCGTCGGCTCTGCCTTCGTCTTTGGCCGTCTTGAACGCCTCTTGACCAATCTCATGCAAGGTCTGTCCCTGACCCGTACCAGGCGCCTCGCCACCACTAGAGGCAACACCTGAAGCCACAATCTCCATGTTGGACCTGCGCTGTTCCTGCTGTTGCTTCACGGTTGAGAGTGCCTGCTCGTATTCCTCTACGGACTCGAAGCCCGCAGCCTGGGCGGCTGATTGCTTCGCTGCCTGAGTAGATTCAACCTTCTGTTTGGCTGCATCTTGAACCTTCTCAAGCGTTAGGTCGTCGGGATCAAAATCGCCAAAGTCTTCGACACCAAGACCAACTGCCCTCATATCCTCATCTAGACGAGCAACCAGATCATCTAGACGGGCTTTCCTGAGAAGTGGCATACTCTGTTCCAACTTGGTCTTCAGAGCAGCAGCCTCTTCAGCTTGCTGCCGAAGTGTCGAACCAGAGAACTCCGACTCCAGGGCATTGAGGGCCTCGATATCGCCTTCCTTGGCTTGTTCGATCAGATCCTCGAATCGTCCCATTTCCTTCTCCCTCCTACGCTCTCAGGACGGGAACTCCCTGAGAGGAGTATACGCCGGATTGTTGGCTCCGGGTAGCCACGACTGGAATCATATCACACGGTCCGGCGACGATCAACAAGCTCTCCCAGCCCGCCTTGCTGAGTGACGTTTCTGGCGCCACCTTCCTGAAACTCTGATATAGCCGTACTGAAGGTTCTTGCCCTTCTGGCCGCAATGTTGGGGTCTTGATGGAAGAAGAAATCCTCAAGCTCCTCTTGACTGAGCGGCGTAAGTCGGTGAATCTGCGCTAGTCGAGAGAGTACCGGCTGCTCCCTGGCTACGTCTGCGAAGCCCTCTCTCGCTAGGTCTGCTGTGACACCCTCTCGTCTGAGTATCTCCGCTCTAGTCCTAGTGATATTTAGACCAAACCTGAATGCTTCTCCGCCAACCTGGGCAGCGGCAAGCTGATCCTGAATAATGTCAAGACCACGATCCGGGTCTAGGAAGAAAACCAGCAAAGCGTCTTCGGATACAGGTGCCCCATAGAACTGTCGGAAGGCATCCTGAACGAATGCCGACGAGTCACGGGCAAGGGCCGCACCACGATCAAGCCTTTGATTAAGCTCCTGCACCGAAACATCTTTACCAATTAGGTCAGATGCCCAGTCTCTGAAAGCCTCTGTGGTATTCAAGCCGAGGGTGCCTGTGATATTGAAATTCCTCAATTGATTGAGATACCCCGCCTCTACCTGAAGATACTCAGCCTCTGAGATAGCGGGTAAACCTGCCGCTTGTCGGGCAGTAAGACCCTTAAAACGGGCCCTATAGGTATTAGAGTCACGAACTTGCTGGACTATTACGGAGGTCGGTTGATTCTCAGTAACGCCCCGGACAATGATGTTATAGACCTCATCCCCTAGCTCACGGAGCCAAGGGAATATGGCTAGAATTTCCTCTACTGCATTAAAAGCCATTATGTAATGAACCCAAATCGACGTCCCATATCCTCTACCGAGTTGGCTAATTCACTGAACATTCGCCTAGTGGATAGGAATCTCTGATCTTGCCTTATCAATACGTCCAAGTCTACACCTGAAGGATCTTGACTGAGAATCTTGCTTAGCAAAGGATCCGAATTATCTAAAGAGCCGAGCTCCAGAGTTTCTTTCACTTGCTGCCGATAGGGGGCAGCCCAGTCTTCCCAAGTAACATCGGGTGGCTTGAAGGTCCAACGTGAGTTGGAAATTGACTTGAGGTAATTCTGAAGATCAGCCTCGCTCGCAGTAGCCGCAGCTAGATCACGGCCCCAACGTGTGGCGAACTCGGCGGGCATTGCCACAGGACCAATCCAAGATCGCCATTGCTGCTCAGCAAATGCCGTCAGGTTCTCTATCTGATTGCCTTCTGCCCGCTGAGCTTCCTGCTCCTCTCGAAGGCGACGAGCTTCTGGGCTTTCAGGTTGTGCGGCTGCGTTGAGTCGGGTGTTGTACTCCCACTCTGCCTCCGTCATCTGGCCAGAAGCTATCTTGAAAGCCGCATCTCGGATATCATTATGGCCAGAACTGATCGGTTGACCCCAATGGCTCTCATAAATACCCGACAAACGAATGGCTATCTCAGCCATAGTCTGGTTCTTCTCAGCCTCTGAGAGACCAACCCACTTCCTCTGAGTATCTGTGGTCTGCTGGAAGTATGGGGTATTGCGGTACTCAACGAGGAATTGATTCTGATTCCAATCCTCGAAGTATGCCTGAATCATCAAACGCCGTACGTCTGGCTGATCCATCCCAGGCACGAAGCCAAACTGATTAAAGATCCTTTCCTTCAGATCCTCCCAGGGGGTCTCTGCTTTAAGGCTTATCTCGGCAGCATTACCCCAATAGTTATTGCCAAACTGAGACTCAAACTGCCCGATGTTCTGTAGGTTGAAATGGGCAGCTGGGGTTGTAGTGCCATAGACATTCTTCAACTGGTCCCCGGTGATGTTATACCAAGCCCAACCTAGATTGTCGCCTAGAGACCAAACGACTCGATAGGTACCGCCGATATTGACCAGCTTGGCATTACGGGGTAAGGCTTGAGTAGAGCCACCTGCACCTTCTGTGGCGGGAGAGTAGAAATTGGTGGCGGTTCTAATGAGGTGATTGAACTCATCCACACTGGCCTCACCTCGGGCGTAATAGCCAGCATCTGAATTGGCATCTAGAGCTCCCTCTTCCTTCAGGAACTCGTAATACTGGGTCTTGATAGTCGGGTTGTTTAGGGCATTGATCCTCTGGGTCGCAAGTCGAAGGGCATTCTCATAGTCAACCGCTCCCAGCTTTCGGTCTTCATAAAGCTCCCAGTCACCTTGAAGACCTATACCCAGTTGCCATAGCCACTCCCAGAATCCCATCGTTGAGGGAATACCAGCAGGCATCAGACACCTTCCTGAAGTAGTCGAGCTATCCCGGCGGCATAGTCGGTGAAGCTCCGCTGTTGAGTTACTTCCTCATGGAACTGGAACTCACCGAGACCCTTAACCGATTCCTCGAACTGAGCTTGGACATCAACGGCCGTAGACTCGCCGCCCTTAGCCTGGCGAAGATTGGCGTTGTATGAGGACCGAGCCAAGGTGTTGATCTTCTCCACACCGGCTGTGAGTTCATTGTCCGTAGGCTTTCTTCCGAGAAGCTCCTGATATACACCACTAATGTATTCCCGACTTTGGGCGGGGTCGGGCGTTTGGAATGGTGTGAAGCTTGGACCTGTACCAGATACTTCAGTGAAGTCACCCTCATCGAATAGGTAAGAGGCAAGTCCAGATCGGTTAGCCCGCTTCATAACGTCCGTAACATATGAGGCGGATTTCTTGTTTTGGAAGCTACCAGTATTGGTTAGATGCTGAGCGGCAGCAGGCGAATTATGTGCCGCAACAGCAGCATCCCATCTACCAAACTGATTGAACCTTTCACGGAGCTTCTGCGCTGTCCACTCAAGGGCAAAGATAGGGTTGAATGCCTGATTGGGATGAATACCAGGCCAGGCAGGTTGGAATATCTGAGCAAGGCCTCGAGAATTACCATTGTCACCTACAGCCTTATGATTCCATCCTGACTCATGGTCTATCACACCGTACAGAATACTAAGGGGAATATTGTGCCTCTGTGCAGCTACAGACGCCCACTCCAAAAGCGTGCGACCTTGGAAGGTTGCGAAAATACGAGGGGATAGCTGAGCCCCAGCTGGTACGTCTACACCTTCTTGTGGACTGGGGGTGGTAAAGAGGCGTCTCTCTTGTTCCACAGAACCTGTGAGCGCAGAGATTGGAGCCTGAGTCCCAGACACAGTTGTAGGACGGATTGTTTCTCCAGTAAGGGCTCTAGTACCCTGAGTCGGACGAATCTGAAAAGGTACGTCGACCCCAATGTTTCCGAGACTTTCAGGGAATAGAACTTGCCGAACATCACGACCTTGTAGAGGACCCCTAGCTGGCCCCTGAATTCCAGAAACATCTATACCGCTGGCGAGGGCAAAACTCAGAAGATCAGGACTAAGGTCTGGCTGGCCCTGAAGGAACCCTGTAACCTGAGGATCAGCACTAACACCTATCTCCTTTGAATTGACCAGAGCTACAGAACCGGGGGTACCGGTGATGCTGCCATCGTGGTCAATAATCATCATGGCGAACCCGGGATCGGGTTCAGGGAACGGAGTTTCAGGTGTAGGTACCTGACCTGATCTAGCCTGTTGCTGAAGCCTCACGTTCAAAGGCAAATTACCTCGGGACTGGAATTGAGTCCCTGTAGGCCCGGATGAACCTGGCGCCTGAGGAGACTGAGGAGACTGACCAGCAATTCCCTCTTCCAGACCTTGGAATGCAGCTACACCAAAGGGGGCAGCTATCGCACCACCAATAAGGAGTTTCCTCTTGAACAAGGTTTGAATAGCCTTGCGAAGTAGAGGCCCAGCCTTCTCTAAGAGGGAAGGAGCTACCTGAACTGTTTTGGTAGCACCAGTTGCCACATCTTTGATAACGGCTCTGCTTCCCCCCAAAGGACCGAAGCCTCCCTCGACTCTGCTCTCTGGATCGCCGAAAATGGTATTGAGCAAGGTGGGATCTTCACTACCCCCCGCTGCGCCACTTTGGTAAGCTCTGGCAAATTCAGGGCCTGCTGCCCTTACTTCCTCAAAAAACCCAAAGGCATCATCTCGTGGAAGATCATTGAGGAAATCAATGTGCTTATCCACCAAGCGAGTGACCTCGGCTGTGTCACCTGCCTTGATTGCCTTGCGTATTAATTCTCTTGGATCCGTTGCCATTATTTCACCGGGTCACCTTCGAGATAGCGATAATACACGGGACCAAATGCCACGTTGTCCTCTATGATCTTGAAGACCAAAGACTCCCAAAGGAAAGCAAGATCCTGATTAGCTGTGGCGGTTAGGGTGCTTGCTCCCCCCGCCACCTTACGTCGATTGAGTTCCTGAGCTATAAGAGACCTTAACTCCAGATATTGAGAAAGCCCCGCAAGATCAGGTCTATCTTCAATGTCGGAACTAATCGCCTTGAAGGCTTGTATTCTCTTATCCCACTTCAACTTATCCTGAGTATTAAAATCCTCCCACCAAGATGGGTATTTAATTGCCAGATTATCGGTGAAGGATCTCTTGAGAGCGGTTAGATCGTCAGCCTCCTTGACTTGAAGATTGGGTAGCCCTCGCCTACGACGCTCTAGGTCTAGAAGATCAAGGAACTTGATATAATCCTGCCAACCGAGGCGTCTATCTACCTCGATGATACCACCGGTCCTTGAGTCGATTTCGACTCCTCTATAGGTTCGTTCAAGCTCGGAGAACGGGTTATCTGGATCAACGGGCCGCTGTAGCTGCGCTGCAAAAGCCGCAGTAGAAAACTCGCCCACCCCTTCATCACCAATAATAAGACGCCCATATTCTGGAAACTCCTCGATTAACTCCTCGAACCTACGCCTGGCAAGTTCTGCCTCGACAGTAGGTGGGATACCTGTCTTGCTTACGGTTCGGCTAACAGTAAGAGCGAAGAATTCTGGACCATATTCATTGAGAAAGACCTCATCTGCCTTTTCAGGTCCCAGGGTCTCGATCATATCACGGTAAACATCAATGTACGGCTGCATTGGAGACATAAAGATCGGCTGGGCGGGCAAGGCTAATCTGGAAATACCCCTCATAATTTGGAGTTTCCGAGATATATCATGGGCTTCAGCCTCTGTGGGTGGGGTGCTTCGCCTACCTGCCCGATACTCGACATCCATCCAAGTAACAGCATCCACGAAGGCTCTTTCATAAGAAGCATCACCCCTAGTACCTGATAGCTCGGACTGAAGTTGGCGAGCCAGCGGAGAAAGAAAGATACGGCTAGAATCCACAGTAACACCGTGGGGTAGAAGCCATTTCAGAGACTCCTCAAGCTCTGGCTTATTCTTCACGACCTCATTAACAGGATACTGAATAGGTGGACCTACCCCAGGCAATGGGTTATTCAAGACGAGGTTAAAGGAGTTCTTGGCAAACTTCGCACCACCTGTAGCTACATACCTAGTCCAGCCAGTCAATCCCAGTTGATCGGCAGCTTGCTCACTGAGTCGGAACTGAAGCCATTCCTCACCAGTCTCCTCATCTGTGAAAGTCATACCAGCCTTGTTAGGTGCTTCCCACAGAAGTCGGGCACGACCGATAACCGATGGATCTTGAATGGCAATCTTGTTCCATACAGTAAGAACCTCTTGCCATGCCGGGTAGAAGGGAGCAATAAACCTGAGTGTATGACCCAACTGAGAGGTCTCCGCCAAGTCATACAGGAAAGTCTTTACTTCCTTGATACCTGTAGCTCTAGCCTGCCGAGACATCGATTGAATGGCTTCCTCAGTGAGAGGCAAACCTTGGGCTGCCCTAAGGCGCTCTAGCCGTACCATCTCAGAGGCATAGACTTGCTTGAAGAATGGCTGTCGGCTGAGGGTATCAGTAGGCAACCTACCTAGTAGATCGAAGGCCTCTGAGAAAATGGAGTTTATAGTTCTGGTAATTTCTGACTGACCAAGAGTCTGAGCCACAATTTCAGAATGCACCGTCTGTGGACGGAAAGCCTCATCAATACCTTCCATCATCTTCAAGGTGACTTTACGGTCTAGAGCTCCACGCAAGAGTTCTTCCTTGAAGCCCCCGGTGTAGTCAAATAACTCCTCAATGACGTTCTCCACCCAACGCTCAGGGTTCTGAGCAAACCACGGGACAGCATTGGCTATCGCCCTACCCTCAGTGGTCCCCTGTAGATAACGGATCCCATCATCGACCATGCGCTGCATGGCTGCCTCATCAATGAAGTCCACATCAAAGGCTTTATTTGCCAGGGCTGACTGAATGACCCTACGGCCAAGGCCAGATCGGCCATACTGCTCATTGAGAACTCTACCCCATGCGAGATGGAAACCAGGTTCTTCCGGCCCGATAGACATCCACTGCCCAGAGCCTTTTGTTCTGAGATGGTTAAGGTTACGAAGTTCATCCCTACCCATAAGAGTCTGAAGACTACGGATTGCCTTCTCAGATGGGCCACCAAACCCTGCTCTGGCAGAGACATAGTCCTCTAGACCAACCTCCCTCATATGCCTTAAAACATCGGGGTCTACCAGTTTCAGCTTCTCAGTTATGGCTGTGGCGAGCTTGGCCCCCCTTACAGCCACAGAGGTCAAGGGCTGAGTCCCTGTAATGGTAGCAAAACCTGCTGCGGTTCTTTTACCTGCCTTCTCAAAGAGGTCACCGCTAATATCCTTATCAAACAGGTTGGTTAGCTTAGGCTGTTCACCCAGAGAGACAGCCGCAAGGTGATCTACTAGAGATCCCATCTTGGCGAGGATACGAAGTTGCTCATCCGAAACGACTCGAAGCATCCACCCACCACGCAGAAGCACAGATGGCTTCCAATAGCGGTAGAATGAGGATAACATCGCTTCAGGTATTTCACCATATTTCAGTCTGAAGGTACCCATTTTCTTGGCTTGCCGAACTATTTCCCGAGCATTCGGTAGAGGTACCCAGTTGCCTAACTGAGTCTCCAATAGGGGCATAGCCACTTCAGATATTTCACCAAGATCCTCATCAAAGAACCTGTGCATATCTCTGCGGCTCGAAGCATACCTACGACTTTTGAGAATGCTCTTGGCAGTGGCGATGCCAGTTCTACCTTGATTGATCGCCTCCTCGAATTGCTTTCGGCTCATGCCAGCCGTACGAGCAGCCCTCTCAATAATGGTCTCGTTCATCTGGTTGAATATTTTTTCCCGAGAAAATGGGTCACCTGAGGCTTCGATCCATCTCTGGGTGAAAAGCTCAACCTCACTTTGCTTGATACCCACACCACGAGCTTCCTCAAGCTGACGACGGACCTGAATGTCCGACATCTCATCATCCAGATTGACCCACTGGTGTGGGCGATGCTCTACCACAACACGAATGGGTCGAGCTAACGGGGACTGCTGGTACCAAGAGGTTCGACGTAGCAAGTTGGCTGCCCGTCGGGATGCTGCGGGCATACGAAGCTGGGAGATAACGCCTCGCTGAGAAGCCTCATCTAAGAACCGAACATATGAAGCCTGATCCGTAAGGGTGGCTATCTCCTCATCAATGAACTCCGACATATATGGAGCAGCCATATCCTTGACCCGATTATTGAATCCAAGCATGGCATTTACTATCTCATCGGGATCCTTGCCTGCTGCGATATCCTCACCAGCCTTAAGGAGCTTATCGATCTTGGCTCTCAGCATAGGCTCAAGACCATCAAGCTCTGGCAGACGATAGCCCATAGATGACATCAGAACGGTCCTGCGATCCTGATAGGTATTTACCTCAGATAGCCATCGAGAAACTTCAGCGCCGTAGATGGTATCCGGGAACAGAACTCGGCGAATCTCATCGGTACTTCTACCTCTGCCCTTATTGTCCAACCAGTTCAAAACCCCCTGTACAACCTTATGCTGTGAAGCTCTCTCCGCTAGGTGATTACCACCTACAAGGGATTGGTTACGTACCGTCTGGCGTCCTGCCAAGAACTTCTCTGCCTCTATGGGAGAGGAGGCAAAGAGCCTAGCTGCCTCTGTTAGATCCGAACTCAACTCCTCGAAGTTCACCAACAGATCAGGCTCTATAGCAGAACCATCGGGGTTGTAAAGCCGGGAATTCATACTGCCCGGTGAGTCGACCAGATATGAAGGGGCCCCACCATCTGGCCACAGAGCGTCATCTAAGTCTTCCGGGTCCAGTCTCAGAACTGATGTGGTCTTTTCACCTACATCACCTGCAAGCGCAGCAAAGGTAGACTCGTTAGGATCCAAGTCTTTAGAGGCAGCAAGAACGGGGTTGTTGAACTCCTCATATATCACAGGCAGACCGTCAGGGTCAATCTTGAGGATAATAGGCATATCCGTTGGATCGGCTTTGTAAAGGGAGGATGCGTATCTCTTGGCCTCAGTTAGATCATTGACCAATTGCATAGGTCTAGAGTTAGACCCTGCATACTTCCTACCCCTCTGACCCTTGCGAGCCTTAGTACCAAGTATGCCCCTGGTAGCCTTGTCGGCATTGATTTGATCTGAAGCATCCGAGCGAATCACTTGCTCCACGAAATCATCCAACTGATCTTCTGGCAAACCTGACTGACTAGCTAGGTTACGGACTTCCTCTATCTCATCAGGCGAGTACAGGGCACGCCGCTCATCCACAGCCTCATCTAGGCCCCGAACCCGCATCCCCTCACCCTCAAGCTGATCCATACCTGAGTGTCGAACGACGGTGTACAACTCCTGAGTTTTTCCCGGCTTGAGCGTAACCATTCTAAAGCCATCGGGGCCTTGAACCTCGTCACCCACTTTCAGCCCGAGTTTACGAAGTGCCGCAGCATGACCTTTGGGTCTCGAGGCCTTGAAGTCAGTTACGCCAGGCTTAAAGGTCCTACGATTACGAGCTACCTTTAGACCCTTACCAGCTATGACCAGCGGATCTGTAAACCATCTTGCCCCGGCATCGATAGTACCGGAGGTGATGTTATACCATGCGGTCTCACGAATCAGGTCTTGCTGATCTGGCGTGCGGTTGTAGAAATCAGGTATGACTGCCTGTTCTACCCACGCCTGACCCGGAGTACGGAACTCGGATTTTTGCCACTGCCGATAGAAGTTGACAGCCTCTGTAGGATCCCCCCCATGTAGAGCCCCAATTAGGGAGCCCGAGGCTCCAGAAGCTGTGCCTAACACCCTCTGAAGGCTGAGCGCCCCGGGCTCCTGACCTAGAATACCTTGACCAGTTTGCCTCTGAAACTCGGTGCTGTAGACCCTTTCGGCCGTATCAAAGACATTCTTGACCGCTACGCCTACAGAAGATTCCCCAACCGCTTGACCCGCAGCCTTAGCACCCAAAGCTTCGCCAATACTAGCAAGGCCAGTGACAGCCTGCTCAGTAGCTCCCCCGAACACACCGCCGAAACCTGGGTTGTATTCATCTGAGGCCCATGCCTTTGCAGTATCGAAGACCAGACCAAAAGGCGCCTGGAATATATCTCCTACGCCCTCTGCTACCTTCTTAAGTCTGTCTCCTAGTCCCATTTCCGCTCAAATCTGGCATCTGCTCTGGCGCCACAGGTAGATTCGCTCTTATCCGCTGAGCAAGGATCTTAGTCTCTGTGGTTGCGTTCGGGAGAGTGGCCAGGCGCATGATGAGCGGATAGATAGTCCTCATCTCAGCCGCTGTCATTTGGGCATTCAATTGACCAGGGCCGGGAAGTAGAGCATCGGGACCTGGACCTGCACCCGCTGAGATACCTGATGTTAGAGGCTCATCTGGCCTAGTAGTACCATCAGTAAGGCCAACTGCTGGGCTTACTTGTTCAAGAGGGATATTGCCCAGCATCTCCCGCAATCGCCCAGCTTGACCGTGGGATATCGAAGGCTCTGAAGGATTTGGGGGTAAAGGTGTTCCCGGCGTACCAGGAAGCTCCGCTAGATCGGATCTATTTGGCCCACGAGCGAAAGGCAGAGAAGCGGGTCTCTGCACTCCATCAGGAACTCTTGCCCCTCCACGATTCTCACGGGTGGTCATCTAGACCTCAGTGAGACGGTTTGGTAGGCAAGGCAGTAGAGATGGTTCGAGCAGTTCCCAAATCAACTGTGGCGGCATCTGTTCGAGGAGTAGAGGTGTAATAAGAACCTGACTCTGATCCATCCGCATTGTGCGTGTGGGCCTCAAAGTCAGTTTTTACCTCGTTTAGGAAGTTGATGATCTCATTCACCGTCTCCCACAATTCCTCAACCATCGGCCATAGTTGTCTAGGAATGTTCGTTCGGGTTTGAAGTTCGCCGGGCATACCTACTCCTATTCGGGATTGGTAGAACGCCGCTTCACTGAACGACCTTTGCCAATGGTCTTCAGATAGGCGTGCTTGTTGTTCCGAGGACCACTCTCTGGACCACCAGCAACTTCCTCACTGGACTTGTGCTTGATGTTCCCTGCCGAACCAGTATCGCCCCACTGGGCGCCCTGATTCTGTTTGGATCCTTTGGTTTTCTTGGCTAGTGGCATTAATAACGCCTGCCTTTCTTTGCTCGGGTCTTCTGCTTCTGTGGTCTACGCTTCTTGGCCTTTTTCTTCTTAGGCATCAGAGACTTCTACCTTGGGCCAGTGAGAGTATTTGCTGGGGGGATGGGACCGGGACCTGAGGAGCAGCACCCTCGCCTGCAGGAAGACCCTCTACACCAGGCGGTAATTCACCACCGGGCCCCGGCCCCAATTCTGGTTCGGGTGAAGGCATCGGATTTTCTATAAGCCACTTGTAAGGATCTGATTTAGTAGTCTGAATGGCTTGATGCCATGAGATGAGGTGATTGACCAGAGGAGTAGGAGCTCCTCCAGCGATCATCTCAAATATGACCTTCTCAATGCGATCCAGTAGAACCTTACGCTTGGTCTCGGAAACAGACTTGATCCACGGGGCCTGTTCCATGACCTCTTGCTCATCGATGTAACCTTGAGCGGCAAATTGCATGAGTTCCACAAACCCCTCAAAGCCACCGATACCAATACCAAAGTCAACCGAAACGGTGTGGTGACCGTCGATAGTCTTCCTCGGGACGTATTCCTCCTCGAACTGTTCGCCCTTTGCTCGACCCTGCATTGGCTTTTTGATATTGCCATAGAGCTCCTCATCCATGATGAGGGCAGACGAACGAAGGAACTCCATGTCAGGAGTCATGCGATCCCAGAAGTCCTGGACCGCTGATGTGACGGTCCTGTTCAGTTCCCCTATCCCGAGACCCGTAACGGTGGAGCCGGGAGCTTCACCCCTAAGACTCTCAGTATCCTGGTTCAGGATGCGAATCAAGCGGTCCAGGACCTCCATGTCCCGTTCGGCTTGCAGTTCACCCGGGGGCTGGAGGAATCTTGCATCGCCATCACGGTCCATAATCTGTATGACTCGGTTGGCTGGATCCATGTTATAGACACCCTTGACAGTCAACCACGGCCAAACAATGTTCTCGTTATAGGTGAGCTTCTGGTTCAGAAGCCTCATATATGCGAGAACCAAACCTATGTTCTGCTCGAACATTGACTCCCCGCCAATCTGGTCGGGGACAGACATCGTGGTGTATTTGAACGGCACAAACCCCATACCGTGTTCCACAGTAACAAGAGGGAAGCCGTTGGCTAAAACTATCCACCAATTCTTGTCCATATAAGTGATGACTTCTACAGGGGCGAAAGGATCCTGTCTGACATCGATCACCGTATTGATAAGGGAAATTAGGCCAGGATAAGTATCCAAAAGGGCTGAGACAGTCAAGACCTCATCGAAAATCACCCACGGCATAGAGGCGATATCCATGGTAGGTTTAGTCAGGAAGGAATAGCCTGACGTTGTGGTCGTCACACTACCAACACCGGGGGCAGGGAACACTGAGCGTGGATCCTTGTACACATACCTGGGTCCCTGAAGTGTTCTATCTGGAACCACCCCTACGACCCCTGCCCCAAAACCTACAAGGTAAAAGGCATACTGCTTCATGAGGGAAGGCATACCTGAAGACTCATCGTAGTGGGCAAGGACCTTCTCTATCTTGTCAGCCTTGGACTGCGATACACGCTTTATCCGACTGGGACGCACATGACTGGAAGGAACCTTGCCCACCATCGCTGCATAGCGCTTCCACCCCAACCGGATCCAGTTAGCAATTTTTGGTGCCTCGCCTCTACGAAACTCTCCGGGCCACAAATTCTGATAGTTGCCATGATAGGCAGACATCAGGATATTGAAGCGGTCTACCGCTTCGTGCCAATAAGAATTAGCCTTGTGCCTAAGCTCAAGGATTTCGTCGGCATTGGGTGGGGCTACGTCAGCCATTTAGACGAGTCTATCAGAACCCTACCGAGATGAAACAAATGGGCTCACATATTCTCGCCACGCTTCGGTGGCGGCGGTACCCATCCCCTTGCTCGGCGCTGTCTGCCACGGGGAAATACAGGCTCAATTAGTACCTCCAAAGGTGGCCAAGTCTCTACTGTCCATATTGCCGGTTGAGCCTCGATAATCACAGCCACATTGCCTTGGGAGTTCTGCGGGTTGAGCCCAAGATTGGCAGGCCCGGCGGCAATATCCACAGAAAGATTGACTCTGGCTCTTGGGATCTGAAAACGAATGCGAGCGTTACCAACAGGCGCATTGTACGGTAAAGGTACAGGAACAACACCCGGGGTCTGAAATGATAGCGGTGCCACACCAGCCAAAATAGCCTTAGCTGCGGTGGTAATTGTAGGTGCTTGGGCCGAGAATATCATAGGAGCCGGAGAAGCTAAAACCTCAACAGTGGTAGACACCGTATTGGCAAGAACCATTACAGAGATACGGCTCAACTGAGAATCAGGAACTGTAGTCTCTAGGACCAGAGCAGTTTCTCGTGAGAGCCTAGACTCTGCTCCGCCAGTCTCAAGAACTAAGGCTGTCTCTCTAGACAGCCTGGCATCGGTCATGGTCTTACTTCAAAACCGAACTCAGAAGCATTGACCTTTGCTATAGACCATGCCGAAGAATCTGTAGGATCTTGTTCCCACATTTGATCATACATGGCATAGGAAGTTATCAAGGTTTTATCGGCCCCCGCTGCGTCTACACCGGCCCTACGGGCTATTATCCTAGACTGTTTGACACCAGAATCAGACTTAGCGGCATATATTGAGGGCATAACTCCAAAAACAGTTCCGGAGCCCAAGGCTAGATCATCAAAACTGTAAGTATCCTTCTGACCATTAGTAGGCGACCCGACGTAATCGGTAGTATTGACAGCGGCCTCATCAACTAGTAGGTAGTTGTCTACGGAATTCCCATCAGATCCCAACAACTGCGAATAGTTGCCATTTCCATTGGGAAACAAAGTCTCAACCCTACAATCACCAAGGAAGTCATTGTGAATAGATCCCGCACCATTACAGATGTAAACATCGTCATACACAGGTTTATTACCGTTGGTGCTAGCAGTAAACCACACAGTGTCGAAAACTGTGGCAGTTCCCCCGGACTTGGTATCTACACCAGAGAGATCAGACCAACCAGCGGGAACCAGCCCGTCCAGGCGCAATTTAACTACCCCTACCGTATCACTTAAGGTAACATAAATCTCCAAATAATGCCAGGCACCTAAGGTAAGAATACCGGCCGAGGTTCTACCCAACTCCGTCGAGCCCCTCTGGACTATTAACTCATTGAGGGTGCTAAAGGAAATATCAATATGGCTGGTGGCTGAGTTGTCACCATAAAGCCTAAAAAAGTCGTTGGCAGGGAAGGAAATGTTAGGAATATTGAGCGCAAACCCCACTATGAGTGTGGCATGACGATCAGCCGCAGGAAGAAGCCATCTATGGATTGATGAAGCCCCATTTTCAGGCCGAGCACCAGTGCCAAATCTCCCATTCTGTGCTGTCATACCCACAGACAAGGCAGCCCTTCCCGCCCAAGCAGTTGCCCCGTCGTCAAACCCCTCTATGCGAAGGAGACTCATGCTGCCCTTATCACATCATTCGGCCAAGTGACTGTGTAACCCGCCCCGTTAGATGGCACACCAAAGCCTGAATCATGTAAGCTCAGGGGTATGGAGCTCGCATCATCGGTGATGAACTTGTAAATCAGAACGGCTGTAGGGGTCTCATTGTCCAAGGCACCATAATCAAGAGTCGCCATATCAAAGTTTGCCCGGTTATTGGCATCGTCCTGAGTCACTGTCAAGCCCGTAGCTGCAACCCGAGCATATGAACCATCAGAGGCTTCAGTGTTAGCGGCAAGAACAGCAGCCACTGTGGCATGATCTGGCTCGATTGTCAGGGCACCTGTTAGAAGTAAAGACCTTATATCGTCGTTGACCAGATCAATACTGCCCCGAAGCAACTCTGCCTTTGCCACGTTGTAGACAATCTCAGCCATCTTCAGCCTCTAATCCAATGTCGGCAGGCTCGGCGGTTATTACCACAGGGTCTGCGGGGTCAGAATCCGAGCCAGGGCTAGTACTCCACATAAGACAGGTATCCGGCTTGCTTGTTGGAGCCTGACAAGGTGAGAACCAGAGCCTCACCACTCTCGGTCTCGAAGACCCCAGTTTCTGAGGTGCGGTCGTTGAAGATGGTGTTATTGGCCACGTCCATCGGGCCTGTTATGGCATTACTACCTGATTTCCATGTCAGAGTGTTGTTGCCAGAAGAGGCAATAAACCAGCCGATGACCACGATCTTGTGACCCGGCACAGCGGCAACGATCGGGTGATCGGCTGCTGTGGCGACGTTGATGATGGCTCGCTTTACTGGATAGCGGCCTCGGATACTTGCGCCTGCACCTTGTGTCATTTATCCAAACCTTTCGGAATAGCAGTATAACGCTTCCAACTCAGACATTTATCCGACCCTGTATAAGAACCCTCACATCTATGGGACCCGTAGCAGCGATACCATAAAGCCTCTCACCCGATTTGCCCTGAAAGCTTCTGTGGAACAAGTCAGTGGGGCTGAAAGTGGCACCCGCAGCAACTGGAAAGCCATTAGCGGTTGTCACTGCCGAGTCACCTATGTAAAGAGCCTCTGAGGCATGGGTGTTCTTCAGGATGAAGCCCGAATACTGAGTTCCCGCCAGGGCAACAGCTGAGGTACTAACTGTGGTCTGATGCTGTCGTGCTACTGCCATGGGTTTTCTCGACGCTGAACTCTAGCTGAGCGATGTCCTGAATCTCGTGATGGTCTACGATCAGGCCGCTGGTATATATTGTCCTCTGCCAATCGTGGGGGCATCGAGTCTCCAAATGGGTGTTTAACCCCGGACTGAGCTACCTCCACTTTAAGACCCTTAGGAATCTTGTAGCGGTTGTTCTCCAGGAACCAGTGGCCATTAACCATGTCGTCAGTCTGCGAGTCAGGCCACTCAGTCAACTCCATCTTGAACTCATTGATAGAGGCCCTCGTCCTCATATCCCTCTGATCGTACGGCAAATCAACCCTGCCCTGTCGATACCGTGGTCTCAGGGTCTGCACACCATACTCCTCGAGCGCCTTACGGGGATCAGACTCATGCCCCTTTATATGAGTCTGGTTCAACTGCATCCACTCATTTACATAGGTGTGCTGGAACAGATACCGCTGTGCGGCATTCTCCTCAATGATCCACATAGATATAGGCCAGCCCATATCTTTACTGCGCTGCTGCCACTGATCCATGATGCCGTGGTACTCGTTTGTTCGAGTGGAAACGGACAAAAAACTGTCGGCGGTCAGTCTTGCCCGAACGATGTCTATCAGGTAGTCGTGGTCATCCCGGTCGTGCCAAATCCACCACTGCACAGACCAATAGTTAACTGCCGACGGGTCAACTGTGGCTATTGAGAAACAGTCCTGGCGTGGCAGGTACCCATTCTTCTCCACAGAGAGGTGTTCAGGTATCTCCAGTAGAGTGCGGCCGTAGTTGTAGCAGCCGGGGTAGATGATGTTGTTCTCGTCCGTGCCCCCGGTCAGCCAGACCTCTTGAATCAGGTTGTCCTCTGTGGACTCATCCTCCTGCTGATATGTCAGGGCATATTTCCTGGGGTTCGACTCCTTGGCTCTCAGCAGATCGTGCCACTTAAACCTCACCGGATCCAGTAGGCAGTTCATGTGATCTATCGACTTCAAAGATCCAGGAGCCGGGCAAGCCTCATCGTTGTGGGCCGGATACTTAACATAGCGGTAGACCTTGTGCTGCATCCTCTGTGGCGTGATTACCGGGTCACCGTGGGCATCTTTAGGACCGTCGGGGTCAGATGTCCAGTCTACCTCCATGAGCCCTTCACCGGCCATTTGAGATGAGGAGGTTTGGGCGTCGTATATCTCCCGCATCAAGTCTTCCCTAATCGCAGCAATGGTCTCATCATCCATGGTGCTGGTAATGCGGTCCAGCAGCAGGCTCTCGATGTCCTCATCTGTGGTGTAGGTCATATCCCGACAGTGACGAAACAGGTCATACTTGCCAAAGCGTGTGCCCACCAGAGCGATGATACCACCAGGCTCCGCTCTCGATACGGCATACTCCTCCCACCACTCATGAAGGCTATTCCTCTGGTCAGGAGTCTTACTGTTCTTGTCATCCACAAGATCGTCCCACAGGTTCAGATCGAACCTGCCGCCCAGGAAGCCCATCTGCTGGGACAGAGCCTTGACAGTTGGCTCTTTCTCACCAGCCACGAAGACCGATTCAATAGCCTTGAGAAGCTGATGGATCTCATCATCCGAGTCTTGCATTCTGGCTTGCGTTCTCGGATCCATATAGTCCAGCCCTGCCAGTGCCAGTCTGAACTCAATAGAGGCTTCTGAGCCAGTCACCCCATCAACAATGAACTCGTCCTGTCTCCAGACCTCTGTCTCCTCAGGCTTGAATCTGCCGAAGTCCACAGCAAGCAAGGTGTTACGCTCCAGGGTGTTGCGTAGGCGTCTGCTATAGGCTGTCGCCTGACTCGTAGTGCGGCTTCCCAGCCCAATTCTTATGTTCCTATCTCTCGAAATAACCCACCCAGGGAAGTCGTGCGTGACCGTCGTGGTTTTTCCTCCCCCGGGTGGGGTATTCAACACGCCACGGACTCGTTCAGACCGTCTGCGTGCTTCCTCCAGCCAACTCATAATGAGAAGGCACATCTCCAACTGCCACTCGATGTTTCTGCGGCCTAGATAACGTCTTCGCCAGTACCCCAACTCTTTATGGGCTTGCTGCGCCGGCTTGCTCAGATCCTCGAACTTCGTGATAGGATCTGGGATCTCCATCATCAGAAGCGGCTTATCGGGCATGTGCCCTTCATCATCCGTCTCCTGATACAACCGCTCGGCGATCTGTTTGGGACTCAGCTTGAAACCATCAGCCCACTGTTCCTGCAAGGCTTTCATCAGATTACGCACTGTAGGCCTCGAGAACCCTACGGACTCCCCAACCTTGAAGGGGTTTCTACCCGATCTACGAACCTCTGCATAGAACCAGGCTTTAGCTTCCTCCGTCAAATGCCCACCAGGCGTGCGTAAGTTATCCGGGGGCTTTAGCTTCTTGGCCACTACTTCTTCTTTTTGGGCTTAGGCTTCTCAGAGCGACGCTGTATCTCCGCACAATACGCCTTGGGATTGCGCTTCTTCTGGTTCTTCTGGACACAGTCCTCGAAGTTCTTGTACCCTGCGAACGGCATAGCTCGGAGTGTAATAGATCCGAATGCTTTGGATACTCCCACGAGGAACCTCATGGTCCTCAGCCATGCCGCCCGCAAGCATCCCCGTGTCAAACCCAGCCTGAGCCGAGCCGACCCACCCCCTGCCGCTCCTGCCAGCCTGCCTCCTGCCGCCTCGCCGTGCTCCGCACCTTGACCGCCCCTCCTTGATCCGCCCGCCGCCAGCGACAGATGCGAGTCAGCAAGCGAGCGAGCGAGTCGTACAATAAGCTTAACATTCTCTTAACACTTTCTTGAGATGCTCTTAACATAGCATGATGCATGATTACAGCATTGACAAGTGAATCATGAGAGATGCGAGACTCGCAGAAACGATTGAATCGATTGAAAGCGAGTCATGATGAGTGCGAAGAAGACAACGACGTTTGCTGACACTTTCGCAGCGATCGCAGACGCAGACGAATGCATTAGTGCAGACGACTTGCGCGATCTAGTCGAAAGCGAAACTGGCAAGTCGCTCAACTCAAAGACAGTAAGAGCGAAGTTGCGAGCGATGCAAGCAAGAGATCAGAAAACACTCAAGAACGCAAGATGGCGAATCGACGAAACGCTCGCTGAGACTTTCGTTGAAAGCTATCGAACGAAAGCAAGCTAGCAGCTAAGTAGCTTGTCAATAAGCGAGTCTCGCAATTCTCTCACAAGCAAGAAAGCGAGTAATGATGCGAGTCATTCCAACGATCCCAGCGATGATCCTCATGATTGTCCTGTTCCTGATCGCCGCCGCCGTCGACCTGCCCACCTAGATCCCAGCGCACGCAGTCCCCACAAGACGTAAGCCGTGCGCTACACCTTTGCCCCGCCCACCCACCGACCCTCCCGAGGCCAACTGTGGTAGCGGTCCGCCCCCGGAGGTCCTCCTACGGCCAACTGGAGTAGCGGTGCGGTTGGTGCTTGGTGTTGGTCCTCTCGGAGGTCCTCCATGCCTCACCAATGCTCGAGGCCAGCCATACCCTGGTACGGAGGCGTCATAGTCCCACAGAACGGCCGGGGCGTGGTTCGGAGGTCCGCCGCAAGCTCTGGACGGCCATTCCGCATTAATCCGCTCCATATCCAAGCCCTGGACGGATATCCTCGTCCTAATGGCGGCTGAGGTAGGCCTTGAGGCCTAATAGGATCGGTCCTCCCTTTATACCGCCGTAGCCTTAGGGTTGTCCTCGCTATTCCTGCTAGCTAGCATGTGCGTGTGAGCAACGTGCAAAAGCCCAGCACAGAAAGCGAGGTTCGAGGCTTTGAACGACGAGCAACGTATGAGGATCGAGGAGTACAGATCCGCCTTCAGCTTCGAGGACAACGACAAGCGTGTGGCGGAACAGCGCTACTCGTTAGGCCACTCCTCAAGCAGACAGCGAGCAATGACAAGGAGGAACAGATCCATCAAGCACGAGAAGCAGTGGCGCACCTCCCAGCAAGAGCGCAGCGTCCTTCGATACAGCACTGGAGGTTGACAGTGATACGCAGTTTCCTCAATGAGTTCAAGGCACTCCCTCCCCAAGAGAGAATAGCCTACAAACTCATTATGTTCCTTACACGTTTTCTCAGTCCTCTGGGACTTGAGAGTATCCTCGAAGAAATAGAGGAGGAGTACACACGATGAAAACCTTCATGCAGGAACTAAGTGAACGGGGAGAGGGCTTCATAGATGACATGGAGAACCGCCTTCAGCAAGTGCGTGACCTTGCGGAGCTCCTCTACAACGACTCTGTACACGATGCGGAGTACGAGCTAGCGGAGGAAGCAGCACAGACACTTGCGGCCGTCCTTCGTGTTGAGAACTTCGTCCTCGAACACACTCCGCAGTTTGGAGGCTAAGGATCATTTCAGAAATCGTGCGCAGAACGGAGGGCCAGTTGACTCGCTTTCAGGCCCTCCCTTGTACGCACAGCAGCGTACGGAACGAAAAGTGGAAAGGAGGTGAGCAACGGAATGAGCAATACCAGCACAGTGACCCCGAACGAGCTAGCGGATAGCGTGAACCGCGATCCCAAAGCCGTAAGGGCGTTCCTGCGTGCGAACTTCGGTCGGCCAGCCGATCAGAAGAACGCAAGGTGGGAAGTTGATGCAAAGACGCAGAAGGCCGTCAAGGATCATTATGCGTCCATCGACAAGGCTAGGAGTGCGAAAGCCTCTTAGCCCATCCGGGTCTGGGGATCAGAAAGCGAGAGCCTTCAATCCCCAGGCCCCCAACAAAGCGAGAAAGGAAAATGACAGATCAAGGAAAGAAAGACCTGAGAAGGATCGAACAAGAGTTGATCCGCACTCTGCAACCTGCCTTGAACGTGGCCCATACTCAAGTGCCCCTTGAGGAGTACTTAGACCGTCAGGATCGACTGTACTCCGCATACGAGAACCTGTTAGAGATTCTCAAGGAGTGCGTGGAGACTGGAACAGCGTTCTGGGGAAACGACGATGAGGACTATCTGAATGTGAGGGCTGAGCATGCAGCGGCCTACCATCTTCATGTAGTCAACGGAGACACACAATCCGCCAAAGAGGCCCTTCAAGACAGCCTCTACTGGATGGGGCATGAGGAGAATTGCCCCGCGGAACAAGAGACCATTGATGAAACAGGCCACTACAAAGATGGAGGGGATCAGAACCCCGAAAGACTGAGCCAGTATCTCCAGCAATGTCACTGCCAGTCCCTGTACGAGCGTGACCTGCCTGATGAGTTCACCTTGTTCGCTCGGGACTTTTTCCTCTCTGAGGAGGAAGAATGAACTTTGAGGAACATCTGCCTCTAGACCCGTCCTGCCCGGACAACCCGCTACAGGACTTCCTAGAGGACCCCATGACAGCCCATTATGGCATGGGGGCGGAAATGAGCCCGCTGATTGAGAGAAACCACCGCCAGAAGTGCGAACGTTGCCTCAACTACGGACTAGAGAACCTTGAGATACAGGAGGCAATATGACCGCTCCAACAATCCTAGACATTGCTCTCCATTGGGGGGCACAAGAGGATGAAAACGGCGGCATTAATGGCGGGGAGTTCGAGCGTCTGGGCCTACCCATAATGGGAGGCTGTCAGAACTGCGAGGCCAGTATCGCTGCCTACAATGCCTATCCAGGCCTAAACGGATATCTGCTCGGGGCTGAGTGTGTTGATCCAGAGTCCCCCGCAGAATCGGGAATCTATCCCACAATTGCCGCATTCGAGACTGACTATCCACAAGAGGAGGTAGGAGAATGACAACCCGAGCCGACTACGAACACCACAACGAGGATGCAGATCGCATCTGGTGGGAGGAAGTGGGAAGACACGAAGAACCTGATGAAGGGATGTCCAAAGAGGACTACATGCAGGCCATGACGGACGACCCCGATCACGAACTCTGGAGGTAGACAATGGATAAGGCCCTCTACGAACGCCTCAACAAGATCGACCGTGACATGGATCTTGTGAGGATGGCTGTCAAGTTCGACCAAGTCCTGAAACCTTCAGAGGTAACAGAAATCTGGAACGATGCATTCCTCACGAACGTCGTGGTTCCAGTCCTCGAACATGTCAAGACCATATACAGAGGCATGGAGACTGACTTCCTGACAAAGATCGGAGACCGCCAACAAACCGAGAACAAAGGAGCAACAGCCATCGAGGTCGCAGAGTTCCAGGACCTCCTCAACCGCACCAACGCCATCACACGCACAATCCACATTCTTCGGGAGTGGCGAGGATGAAGTTCGACACGGAGTGGATAGACGGTTACTGGAGATGGGCTCCTCCCAGCAAATCAGCAGGAAAGCCTATCCGTTGCAGTCATTGTTCAAAGCCCGCCATCTTCAAGGACGTTCAAACAGACCCTCCACGAACCTTCTATAAATGCGAGGATCATGCTCCACCACCGCCAATCCCACCAATCCCACCAACCCCGCCGGGGTTCCACGAGCAACGGAAAGAGAAGTGCGACCACATACTCTCAATCTTCCATAACCAAAACTGCAACAGAAAGGAGGATAATGCCCAACCCGAAGTATATCCCGAGGATGAATGATCCAGAGCTTCTCAACCGAGCGATGGTTCAAGTAAATGTCCGATTACCAGTACGGCTTCGAGACCGCATGGAGCGCTATTTGCAAGGCATGGACATGCCTTCCCAAAAGCGGGCTCCCGAAACTGAAGACTGGCCCGACACAATGCAAGGCCTCGTTGCACAAGCCGTGGACGAGTTCCTGCTGACACACAAGCCAGAAGGAAGGAAAGGCCCTGACGCCAAACCACCGCTGACCAAACAACAGAAAGCCAAAATCAAGCCGGCTCCCGAGCCTCGCAAGCCCGTAAAGCCCAAACACCCATACAGAACTGATCCCAACGCCTAACCCCAACCAACACAACCAGCACCCGACCAAAATACCCAAGAAAGGAAACAACGAATGGCTGAAACACTCAAGGAGTTCAACTTCGGCAGATTGCGAAGCCGAGGTTCCGACTACACCGCCTACATGGACGGACAGATCTGGATGCTGACATCAGAGGATTCACCTTCTGGCACAGCAGCCCTGACCTCGATGCAGACCAGACTGGCCAACATCGCCCGTGAAATGGGCCTTAACTTCAGGTCCAACATAGCAACCAATCCCGATGATCCAGACCAAGAAGTTCTGGTCATCCAAGCAACAACACCAACAGAAACGGAGGAAAAATGAACAACCCGGACCTTATGCATCTGGCTGAGAAAAACCTTGAAAAAGCAGAGTTCCTGCTCAATCAGGTACTACAGCAGCCATTCGCCTACAGAGATTGGTTAGGCGAGAACGCTGCCTTTTTTACCAGAGAGAACATCATCCAGTTGGGTCAGGCAAGGGCAAACCTTGCAGTGGCTTATCTGGAACTAGTAGATATGAGGACAAAATGACCCAAGGAGTATTCATCAACGGCTCACGCCCAAAGACCAAGAAAGCCCTCAAGGAGCAGATAGACGGCATCAACGTCTTCCTAGATCATGGAGGAGACCCAGAATCTCCTACCTCAGCTAAAGACCCATACTCGGTAGTCATCGAGGCTACGAGCCTCTTTGGCAACGAGTTTGACGGCTCTCTTGCCGAGGCCAGACGACAGTCTCCTCCTCAGAATGGTCCGTTCTACATAGTGGGCCCGGATCCGTATAACTCACGGAAGTGGTATGCCAGCCTTGAGTACGACACCTCGAAGCACAAGTGGATCCTCAAGTAACACAACCAACACAACGAAAAGGAGGAAAAATCAGAGAGCCTGTAGTACCGACCACCTGTGGCTACGCCCGCAGGGAGATTTGCCTACGTTGTGCGGCACAGAGATTGCTGGAGCAGCTGCGGGGTGCAATCCCGCTGCTCCTGCAATTCTAGCACAACAAGGCAAATCCGGTCAAACAGGCGGGGGATCCTAGAATTGACTAGGCTTACTAGGCTCATTAGACTGTACTAATCACAAGAAACGCTGAAAGGAGCCACTAAATGGTCAAAATGACCTACAGTCTATACCAGCACCAGTTCGAGATATTGGCGGAGGTTCTGGCCTTGAGGGAGATAGGTCTAACCCAGCAGTCCAACCAGAAGTTAATACGGGCCTTGAAGAAGGACCGGGGAGACTTCTTCGATGCCAAAGAGTTCTGGCAGAAGGTGGCGGAAAAGAAAAAGGAGTACCAGTTACTAGGTCTCGGAGAAAGTGAGGAGTAATGGAGAATTTTGTTATAGGTCTGTTGATAACCAATCTGGTCACTCTGACCATTACCTATAGATATGCCACCAAGGCGGGCATTCTGATGGAGTTGATCGAGAAAAGTCCGTCTATTTGCTTCGAGTGCGGGGCCAATCACCAGCGAATAGCTGTTGCGGCATTTGCTCATAGGTTCACCCCTATAAAGGCCGTGATAGACCCCGGGTACCTCCGGCATGCCCAGGACCAAGAGTGACCGTCACAAACACCCAGATAGGAGCATATATGGCCAAAGAAAGCGAGGAGCATCTCACCTTGACAAGATACCTATCCCTGACCTCGGATGCCCAGTTCATAGCATTGCTGTGGAAAAATAAGGCCGAGTGTACCCGGCGGATAGAAGCCCATCCTGAGCATTACCGGGCTATGGATTGGTTCCCTATTGCCACAGGGGAGGTTCCATTTCATGTGCAGGAGGTATGTAATGTGTGCCCCGTTAGGGTTGAATGCCTGGCGTATGCCGTCTTTACCCATCAATCCGACGGGATATGGGGAGGAAGATCTGTAAAGTCCATAAAGCGAATCCGAAGAAAGATACAGGCCGCAATAAGGAGGCAAAATGTCCGACCGAGATGAGAAATTCCAAGCCCAGCCAAGAGTGATCCACATTCCTTCAGATGAGGACGTACCGTCTGGTTGGCCGGCTCTGGAACAGGAGTGGCCATCTGAGAGCAAGAAAGCCCCACTCATTGGACCCACTCAGGACTTTCCACGGGCAGAGGTCATTCGGGGGGAGTTCATGGATATGGGTCCAGAGGAGCTTCGGATCTACATGCTCAGAGCGGCTCTGGATCTGACTACAGATGGGTACCACATACTCAAGAGGGCTATTGGGTTCCTGAGGGTCGTAGCTCCTGATACCTATGACAGGTACAAGGGCCTGTCCGAGAAGGTGTTCGCTATGCTGGAGTCAATTGAGTTCATCTTGGAGGAACAGGAATGAGCACCTATGACAGCCTTGAAGACACGTTGGCCCACGGAGATCGGGTCAACGAATTAATGCAAGACCTGATAGACGATCTGGTTGTTCGTGGAGAGACACACGACCTCTCCAAAACTCATCCGCCCGAGAAGGCCACCTTTGACGAGTACACGCCGAAGCTGAAGCACTCCACCTACGGGTCAGAAGAGTACAAGGGCTTCTTGAAAGCAATGGGTGAAGCGCTAGAACACCATTACGCCAACAACCGTCACCATCCCGAACATTTCGAGAACGGCATCAACGACATGACCCTTGTTGACCTGATCGAGATGCTGGCCGATTGGAAGGCTGCAACTGAGAGACACGACGACGGCTCGCTTCCTCGCAGTTTGGAGATACAGCAGGAACGATTCGGAATCTCAGAGCAGCTAATCAAGGTTCTCAACAACACGGCGTCGCATTATGGGTGGCTGTGATGCCGCTCGAAAGCGAGGAACAGGAATGAGCGACCTGAGTTGGGTGAAACGAATCAGTGTTGTGGACGCCATAGACAAGACTCCCGTCAAGGCCATGATGGATAACCCTGGCTGGCACCTACTCCATGTCGGATTAGGTGAGGGCGGGCAGACAACACTGACGTTTGGGTGGGGCAACAAGCCAGAGATGATCGAAAGCGAGGAACAGGAATGAGGCTGCTACGAGTGACAGAGGACTCCTACCTGGACAAGATCAATACCGATACTTGGAAGTTCGAATCGCAGCGGGTCGCCAAGGCTGACGATCTGGTCTACGAATACACTGGCCCGACCTACGGCTGCATTACCCCGCTCGGGTTGGCCGTCACTAAAGAGCCAGGACAGACGCCGTTCTTTGAGGTTCCACTTTCGCACCTGGTCGCGGTCGAAAGCGAGGAACAGTGAGCCGAACCCACCCAGTATTTACCAAGCCAAGCTCCATAAAGATGCAAGGCATCTGGGTGAAGCACAAGAGAACCCAAGC